CAAACCGCTGCCCGCAGAACAACCAAGCACACACCGAACAGCACCTTGTTCCGCCATCCACGCAATATGTACATTGCTCGATCCCACGCAGCAGGCCACACACAGAACGATTAAAACAACAACACACGACACATCACACACGTTTAAAATTAAAGGGTCTTAAATCGTAAGTTCCTAATCGCACGGGCTTCTGATTTTTTGACGCATCGGGGGTTGTCCAATCTTTTCATTGTTCACTTCAAGCCGCCAAGCCCGCAACAAGAATAAACCATCCAAGGGGTTCACGGCACGGGCGGGGAACGGGCACGTTGCATGTCGATCACCTTCCTGATCCAAAGATGGAAACCACAGGGCACACCGCGTGCACCGTGCAAATCAATCAGTCATCATTCCGGGGCAGTATCCAATTGGCCGGACGGCAGCAGCAGCCCTTCCACCCGGCACGCAATCTTCAGCCCGGCAATGATGCCCTTGTAATGCGCAGCCTGCGTGTAATCCTCATCTTGATCCGCCTGCTTGGCAAACGATTCCGCAAGCCTGACCTGTTCCCACGCTTCCTTGAACGCCATCATGTTGCGTCGTGGGGCAGCCGCTTTCTTCCCGGCCTTGGCGTCCTGCACGGTCCTGTCCGTCTGCGCCCGCTTGGTTTCCGGTGACTTGCCACCCGCACGTTTCGGGGCAGCCTTGGCATTGCCGGTGCCGGTCTGAACCACGCGCCCCAATTCCGCTTCCAGCAACTTGCCCTGATCAGCCACCGTGCCTGCGGCCTTGGCAATATCGAACGCGGCAGCGAACGGAAGCATACCAGCAGCCAGTGCCTTCTTCACTGCCGGTGACGCACCCTTGGCCACGGTCAAATTCCGGGAAACGGTTGACGGGTTGCAGCCGAACTTGGTTGCGATTTCTTTTTGTTCCCACCCGTAGTTGCGCAGGCGCAGCCACGCTTCTGCCAATTCAGCCGCGTTCAGCCGCTTGGAATCGTTTGCCGCAATGGCGTTGGCCAACCGCTGATCCTGACTGATACCGCGCCCCTCGAAAATCGCGGGCACCTCACGCATGTCGTGGCCCTGTTCGATCAACACCATGCACGCCCGCAGTCTGCGTTCACCGTCCACCAAATAAATCTTGCCGCCTTCGTTGCGAACCGCCAACGGGTTCAGCAGCCCGTTGTTCAGGATGTTCTGTGCAAGCTGATTGATGTCACCAAAATCACTGCGGGGGTTCCACCCGGCTTCCACGATCACGGCACGCGGGTCAACTTTACTACCTTCAAACCTGCCCACAACGCCGTCGGCCTTTACTAATCCCATTTTGCTTGCTCCTTCTTTCCATCGGTTGGTTGTCTGTTGCGCCTGTCATGCGCCAAATCCACTTGCACAATACCACGCACGGGAACTATTGCAAGAAAAAAATTACACTTTATTCATTTGGCTTCCAGAAGGCAGGGAATTGTTCAATGCGTTCCCCGTTCAACACATTGCCAGCACGCTTTTTTCCCACTTTCACATACCGGACACCACCAACCTGTTCCACATATGAACTGCGCCCGGCAATAGCTTCACCTTCACCAATATCATAAACCGGACCCCACGCACCCCACTGTTTGAAATACGCAGGCACCGGACCACCCCAAAATTCACGCTGCGCTTCATTAACCACAGCCTGCAACCAATCCTTCTGCATGATCCGGGCTTTGTTCCCTGATTCCCCGCCAACAACGATCCAATCAAGCAGCCGCTTCATGTGGCCAAACCGCAACAGGCCCAACAGCGGTTCAACACTGACCCACCGTTTGTATGCAGGGATTGATTCAAGCCAATAAACACGTTTATCAAACTGTGCCTGATTTTCAGCGGTGATCCCAACCCACACGTTGCGCAACGGCCACACCTGCCCCAACTCCCCACAACAGCCCCACCCTGCCCGCAGCTTGGCCTGTGACGCCTGCGGCAACATGGCAACATACCTGCGCCCTGCATGCTCCAACGCTTCAAAGGAACCGCGTTCTGTTCCGTCCAACCCTGCGGTCAAAATCCTGCGCATCGAACGCAACAACTGCCCCGGCCTCTTGGTAAGCACCAAATACGTGTGCTGTGGAGTTGCCGCCATCACCTGCCACATTGCAGCAACCATTTCATAGGGCATGTCTTTGTGCCCGATGTCGCCCATGGAAATGGGAAACACTAAATGCGGCTTTGTCCAATACAGCGGTTCATCTAACCGTTCCGGGTGCAGGGTGAAATCAAACGGTGCCTGCTTGTCATACCCCTTCACCCCCATTGCTGCCAGCCGCTTGGCCATCCGTTCTGCCCAACAGTTTGCACACGCAGGGCTGATCTCGTCGCACCCATGCGCTGTGTTCCACGTCGCACCGACATACCCAGCCTTCTGCAACCATTCAATCTTGCTTCTGCCCATTGTCTTCACCTCCCACAATTGGTCTGTCATTTAAATCTTCATCGTACCGTTCGTGAATATCACTACACGTGCGACTTTCAATTTGCCGGATACGTTCACGAGTAACTGCTATACTGTCACCAACAGCTTCAAGAGTTTCCCCGCCACCGTCGCAAACATCCAACGCACAGCACCGGACCAATTCCCACGGCATCAGTTCCGGGTGGTTGTATACGATGTGGCCGGTGGGGTTCACGTCCAAATACAAGTGCCACTTGCACCCCACCCACGGGCACATGTCGGGCTTCTGCCCATAAGGCACTTCACATTCCCCGCGTGTCTGTGGTCTGATCTGATCGAGCAGCGGCAACAATTCCTGCACTTCAGGGTCTTCCTTCAAACTATCAGCCCAACGGTTCAATTCCTGCCGCAACAGGGCACGCTTCTTTTTTGGTCGTTTGCGTCTGCCCGTCACAGTCATTTCACCCCCGCGCCCTTCCGGTCTTGTCGAGAATATCACTGTCATCTGACCGCACCATTTCCCCTGCGATAAAATGCCGCATGCTGTCTGCAAGCGCAGGCAACGGTTCTTTGCCATCACCCATCCGCACCTTCCCCCCGCCTTCCTGCGCCACAAATACCATCATCATGGAACAGATCCGCACCCACAACCGCTGTTCAAATTCTGCCTTGCTTTCCCCTGCATTACACACAGACTGCCAACCACCGTTGTGAAATCCCATGTGGCACCCGTGACACATTGGCACCACCTGAAAATCATGTGATTTGGTGGACACCCCCCGGCTGCCGTGGTGGTGAAGTTCAGTGGTGCCCCTGTCACAGATCACGCACGTACGCATTTCAGATTTCAACCACTTCAAATACAAGCTGCACTTCTGCCGCTTTTCTAGCTTGGGTATTGGTGGCCCGCCTGTCATGCCAGCCCCACTTCCACAACACCGCCTTCTGCCATGCGCACGCCAAGCTGCATGGCCTGCTGCAACACATCATCAGCACCAACCGGAACCGTTGCCACCCCTTCTTCTTCAAGCACCTGCGGCCCTGTCTGATACTGATACCCAAAAAATAATTCATCACGCCCTTCCACACGCCACGTGAACCGGCACGCACGCACAACCGGATCTTCCTTGTGTTCATGCGCATGGTACAAGGCACCCCACAAATTCAATTCACGCGCCGGGTCTTCATCACCGCTTTCCACAGACCCAAGATAATTGTTGACAACGTATTGCAGCCCACGCGGCAGATCCCACCCGAACATCTGCGCATATTCACTGGCAAGACCAACAGCAACAAGTGCCATCCAATCACGCCACGCATCAGACGTGATCCGTTCCCCAACAATTGCATCCCCAATAACAGGGTGCTGCAACACCCCCTTCATTGATTCCATGGCACCCTGCCACAACTGATCACCCAACCGGTGCAAGTGTGTCCTGAAATGCACAGCCCATTGGCCCTGATCAACACTGGCCAAATCCATCTTCACAGAACCGGGAACAACCACCCCCAGGAACCGTTCAGGAAACGCTTCATGAATTCCCCTTGCTGCCCTTATCAAGTCTGCCTGTTCCATTGTCATTGCCCGCACCCTTTCATCAGCAAAATTACAATCAATTCAACCACAGCGACGGCACCCGCACCGAACGCTGCTGCCCTGTACCATTTGGCCCGTTCCCGCCATTTCAACGCAGGATCACGCCAAGTCTGCTTCATGTCTGAACGCACGCACAACCGCCTTGTTTGCTGTAATCACGCCACGCGCCCGCACACCACCTGTTGTCAAAAACTTTTCCATCCACTCTTCATCGCACATGATCCATTCTGGATACACACGGGTTTCTTGATTGTTCATGTCAAACGCCAACCCATTCTTCCTGATCTTCACAAGCCGTGGTGGCAACCCATCACCAACAACTTCCCCACCTTCCATTGCCCCGGCAATCTCCACCGGGTTGCCGATTGGATTCCAATTAAATGGCATCCTGAAATAGTGCCCATCACGGTGCTGATCTTCAACGGTACGGACCACACCGCACGGGCCATAATCCAACCACCCGATCAGCACCCGCGCACCATTTGGTGCAGTGAAAACCGTGCGCTGCCGCTTCATTGAACTTGTTGCCATCTGAAACCCGATCCTTGTACACATTGGATTTGTATTCCAACCAAACCCATTCCCGTTGTTGATACTATCCCACAAAGTTTTATACTCTGCAAGATTGCCCATGCCTTCCAGTAGGGCTTCACCATCAGTCATGCCTTCCAGCATTGTTGCATCTAAGCAAATCAAATCCAGCCAATACGCAGCAGGCACACGTTGGCCGGAGTAAATGACATCCCCTTGCCCAGACTTAACAGCGGCAACACACCACGCATTAGTCACCCCCCGGCAAAGTTGCAAGCGGCAACTGCGCTTGCCGTTCCTGTTGTTCCCGCCTCATGCCAATGATTATTGTCTGCACCCCGTGCCCCTTATCCAGCAACTTCGCATCCCAAGCCATGTTGCCAGCATCAGCAACACCGCTGTGGTTATTCTTACATTTGCCCGGCTTCAGGTTCAACCCCGGCAGCAACGCCTTTGCCCCTGCAATGCTGCGTTCCTTCGGATCTTTGTGCTTGAAAAATTGGGCAAGCACTTCCTTTTGCCAAGCCTTGGGATTCTTCAGATGCACAGTGACACCGCCCTGCAAAAACGCAAGCATGGCAAATGCTGCTTCCCACAACGCCTGACTGCGCCCGATGGCATATGAACTTGTGATGCCCTTGCGTGCAAACATCAATTCTTTTTTCGGATCTATCTCCCTGCGTGGCACAGCAGGCTGCCCCTTTTCCATCACCACAACGATCCGATCAGCCAACCCACACACGCGGCTTGCAAGTTCTGCCATCAAGATCAGATCAAACACCACCTGCCTTGTTTCCCCCTTGAACATCCCACGTGATGCTTCCAGTGTGGTGGGCTTCCGTTGTTTTTTCACAATCTTGGTTGGCATCCGTTCAGCAAGCAGCACGTTGCCATCCTTATCAATGACAACAACGGCACCATCTGTTCCGATGTCCACCCCAACGTATGCAACCTTGATATTGTTTCCCATATTCACCCCACTTGGTTATGGTTCGCATTGCAGCAGACATTTTTATTCACTTTCCACCTCGTCATCCGTAGATTTGGGCCCGAAATATGCCATCAGTTCCCTTGTGCTCTGGCGCATACTCTCTACTTCCTCATCACTACCAACCCAGTCTTTGGATTCATCGTCTTTGCTGTCTTCTTTTGTTTCTGGATCATCCGTCAAGGTGTCGAAAATGCTCGCCTGATCTCCACTCGTTGACGCCTCTTGAAGATTGATACACGCACGGTCAAAATACGAATCCTTCAATTCGATTCCAACAAACCGCCTTCCTTGCTTCAATGCCCCGTACCCTTCGGAACCGATCCCAGCGAACGGGGAGAAAACCAAGTCATTCTCGTTTGTCCACATGTGAACCGCCCGCTCGATCACGTCGAGTTGCAACGGACACACATGCTTCTCGTCTTTCTCATCCCGTCCGAGTGCTCTGTTCAACACGTTACCCTGCCTGATGTCCATCCACACCGGACTCGCGTACCGTTGCCACACCTTGATGCTGTACCCGCGCTTGTCCATGAGTCGGCGTGGCACATCGTCATCCTCGACCAGTTGCGTATCAAATCCGATGCTGTGCTTGCGAGTTTCGACTGCGGAGTGCTTACTCGGCTCATCTTCTCCAACATAATGATCGAACCTTGCCGTATTGGATTCGCCACACACGGGGGACACCACTTCGGCGCATCCGTCCAAGTCATCACGCTTACGGAAAACCACGAGGTGATCAGGGTTGCCTTGCCTGCTAATTGTTGAATCCTTGCACACCTGCTTATGGAGCAACCCGATTGTTTTTGTCCGTTGCATCTCGACAACCGGGTCTTTCCAGATAACAACCTCGGAATGGAACACAAACCCGGCATCCCCGAATGCGCGGATAATGTCACCGCGAAAATCATACAGCCCTGTGAATCCCGTCTTGTACTTGAACAGCGGGATATTGATACAATGCACAGCGACCAATCGGCCCGGACGGGTGACGCGCAAGAGTTCTGGAATCAGCATAGAGAAGTGCTCGAAGAACTTCTCATCGCTGGCGCTGTTCCCCATGTCCCTTGCGCTGTTGCTGTACACGTACAACTGGGAGAACGGCGGGGAAAAGATCGTGAAGTCAACCGAGTTATCCACGACCTTCTTTGTTTCCTCGATGCAGTCCCCTTTTATCATCTCCCACCCGTTGCCGGTGATAGTCTGCTGATCATAATCCAAGGCCAATCCCCTTTCTCCTGTGATTCCAAATTGGAAGTTTTCGTACATACTGCGGCCCATCTCGTCATGCTTCGCGGCCTTGACCATTACGTTGTCGTATATCTGTTGTTCGGCCTCTGACATCACTGTATGGACGTGAACCTCATGCTCTTGACCAAACCGCCAGTTACGGCGAACGGCTTGGTAATACGCCTCATACGAGTATGACATCCCGATGAAAGCGGCTTGATGACAGTGCTGCCAGTTCATGCCGAACCCAGCTATTTTGGGCTTTGTTATGAGCACCCGGAATTCACCGGCAACGAACCCCATCAACTTGGATTCTTTGATGTCCGGCCTGTCGTTTCCACGCACCTCGACAGCCTCTGGTATTGCCAACCGCAGCTCGTCGGCCTCGTAATTTGTATGGCACCACACCACCCACGATCCCGTTGAATCGTTAACGATCCTTGCAACCTCTTGTGCCCTTGACGGAGCGGTCACTCGCATCACCTTGTGCACGGTTGTCGCTGATGCTGTCGGGCTGTAAAACATCTCGCCAATCTCAGAACCTAACGCTTCATAGTCGGCGCGAATGACGTGACGGTGCTGATGGAGTTTGGGCAAAACAAACCCATCGTCGGAGTGCCCAAGGTCGGAAGGCTGGCGAATGCACACCGCCCAACTGGAAACCCATGACCAAAACGGCTGCACCGCGTGGTGTTTGATTCTCCACACCGATGTCTGCCCGCTGTCATGTAAAAACCACCGTGAGAGCATTTCGGTTCTGGGCATGATGCCAAGGAAATCGCTATGGTTCCCGAGTTCAACGTGATCGTTCGGCGCAGGCGTGGCCGTGCAACAAAGACGGAACGGAGTTTGATCAAAATAATCACAGAGCAACTGTTTTGTTTTGCCCATAAATGACTTCAGGATGCTCGATTCGTCGAGGACAACACCACCGAACACGGACGGATCAAACTTCTCGATGCGCTCATAGTTTGTGATGTTGATCCCGGCCACAACTTCACTTCCATCACGAACCACTGAGCATTCGATTCCGAACTTCTCGCCCTCGCGCTTCGTCTGTTGACTGACGGCCAGCGGTGCTAGGATCAAAACAGGCATCCCAGTGTATTCAACAACATGGCGAGCCCACTCAAGTTGCACAGGCGTCTTGCCAAGCCCACACTCCGCAAAAATCGCACACCGCCCCAACTTCAATGCCCACTGAACAATATCAACCTGGAACGGAAATAACATCTTGTTGATGCCATTCCTTTCAACATGGAATCCACTATCTTCCATGCGTTCCATTTTGTTCACCAAAAAATCTAAATACTTTTTGCCCATCAAACCACCCCGTTTTTCAAAATCAATCTTCATCCAGCGGCAACTCCTCTTGACCAATAGCAGGCATCGTGTCCCACCGTTTCAAGATCAGTTTCACGTCACCGGCCTTGGCCTTGCCCTGTTGAATCTTCTTGACCAACGCTGCCAACTCCTCATGCGCACCCGCAGGCACCAACGCAGGGTCAACCGTTGGCGTCCATTCTGCAATCAGGGCTTCCAAAAACTGCCCGGCCCAATCACTCTTCAGGCCATGCATGTGCTTGAACGTCTTGGCAGCGAAGTCAAACATCGGCTTGAAATCTTCAGGAACGTTCAGAGAGATTGTGACATACCCCTCTTTTTTCCCCTTAGCACCATCGGCAATTCCGCCTTCAACCCCGGTGGTTGGTGGCCACATCGCATCAGCAAAAAGCTGCTTCTGCATCCCTGCTTCCACAGCAATTTCAGCCACGCCCGCGTTCCGAATCTTCATCGTGTTGTCACAGCCTTCAGCCGCACAGCCATACAGCATGGTTCCACCCGCTGTTTTCCTGTACTCGAACACCATGCTGCCGCACCGGCACACTGGCATTTTACCAACAACAGTTTCCACTTTCTTTTTCGGCATCGTTCATTCCTTCCTTGCTGTTACTTGTTCCAAAATGGTTCATCCTTGTCATCAAACAACTTATCTTGCGCCTTGTTCGGTGGTGGCAATTCCGCATCAGCAAGGCTGCCTTCTTCAACCTGCGGCGCTTCCACCACAGGGATATAGTTCAACTCGTACCGGTTGAAATGCAGCGGCACGGAACCCTCAGTGCCGTCTTCATGCCTACACTTCAGCAAAGTGGCAGTGGCAGGCAACCGCGTTTCTTCTGCTTCAACCTCCCTGTGTTCGTTGCGTGGCCTTGATATACGCCACACGTTGTCTGCATATTTTTTAAATTCACTACTGCCCATCAAATCGTTCAGATCGGGCATGATTTCCACACCGTTTTTTCCATAGCGTAATTTCGTGGGATGCACCACCAACACGATATGCACGCCCGTATCTTTGGTCAATTGCTTTAACTGCTTCACCCTGCGAGAAATCGTTTCCCGTTCTTCATTGTCAACGATCCAATGGAAATGGTCCAACACCACCATCCACAGCCCGTACCTGCGCACGCCCCATTCAATCGAATCCATCAGCCCATCAAATGTACTTTGATCGGACCATTCCCCCATGCCAAACATGGGAAGCCGGGCAACATCATCAAAATATTGCTCCGCTTCTTCCCGTCGCATCTTGGCCGTGGGTTTAAGCCCTTGCATGTTCACCAACACCCGCACGGTTGCCGCCATCCCATCTTCAAACGCACCGACCAAAACAGAACGGTGCTGATGCTCAACAATCTTGGCAACGCGCAGGGCCAGCCATTTGCACCATGTGCTTTTACCGCTGCCCGTGTCACCGGTAACAATGGTCAGTTCCCCATCGCGCATCCCGCCCCACAGCCGATCAACGGGCACGCTATCAAGTTTCACACACGGGGTGCCGCCCGGATTCCACACCTGCCACAACTGTTCTTTGTACGCAGAAAACGGCTGCACCGCATTGACCGCGAACGAAGTTGCAGCCTGCAACCGCCCGTCAACCGTTTCCTTTGACACGCCCAGTTCCAAGCACTTGTTGGCATCCTTGTGCGGCAACTGCACCCGTGCGCACCGGTGCTTGCCCAACACGCTGGCAATCGCTTCTGCCGCTTCATCACCGGGTTCATCCATATCCATGCAGATCAGCACCGAATCAAACGCAGCGAGCTGTTCCCTGAATTCCGCTACATGATCAGCGGCAGCAGGTGCCCCGGTGGTCAACGAACAAACCACGTGATGCCCATACTGCCACATGCTAACTGCATCCAATTCGCTTTCACAAATCACAACCTGATCTGTTCTGCCATCAGCATCAGCACCGATGGCATCCAACCCGTACAGCACAGACCGGCACCCGGCTTCACGTTCAAACCGCTTCCCTTCAACACTGCGGTACTTCACCAACCACGCCTGCCCATCCCACGTCACAGGCACCGCTGCAAAGGCAATCACTTCAACCGGATCACCAAACGTTTCACCGCACTTCCCGCACATGCCCGGTGCAGACACCCGTGGCCCGCGTTTGGTTTCCACCATACCGCAGCCGCACTTCCACACCGCACGTTCGGTGAACCCCAACCGCCAATATTTAATTGTTTCATCTGTGAAACCACGCTTGCGCAAATATTCAAGCACAACCTTGCCACGCGGCTTCCACAGTTCTGCTTCCATCGCTGTAATCAACCGCATGTCAAGCGGCTTGTGGGCTTCTGTATCGCTCGCATGCCCGCCACGCCGCACACGTTCCTGATCACGCAACACAGTGCCCTGCCTAGTAGCAAATGTTGGCCCTGCATTGATTGGCTTAAAAGCCTGATCCAACACACCCATCAACCGCTTCAAGTGAAACAGATTGCCGGATGTCCCACACTTCAGACAATTCCACAACCCCGAATTTTCAGCAATTGAAAACTTCCGTTCACCTTTCTGCTTCTGTTCGTACCCACAGCACGGGGCACGGTCCAACACAAACTGCCTGCCCCGGCTGCTTGAATTAAAAGTTTCAACAACCTTGCAGCCACCCTGATCAAACGCAGCCTGCACTTCATCCGGTGTCACTTCCCTTACCATCAGCCACCACCCCGCCTTGCTTCCTGTCGCAAGGCAGAATCAAACACGCTGCCCTGCCCGGACACACGCGCACCACCATCCTGTGCTGCTGCAATCATCCCTTCCGTGTTGCTGTCTTTTAAAATGTAGTCCACCAAATCGTTGAACGGCTTGTTGTGTTCATTCTTGCCCATGCGCCACGGATCACGGGAACAGCCCTGGATTGCAAGGTGCAATTCTTCCTTGCTATATGACCGCATGGCCTTGATCAGTGCCCGCTTGCGCCTGTCAGTAAACTTTGTACGTGTTGGTGATTTCTTGCACAGCCTGACCCATTCATCAAACAACCATTTTGCATCATCAGCCTTGCCTTCACGCACTGCCGTGGCTGCCGTTCGTTTCTTGTGCCACGTTGTGTGGTCAAGCAGTTCATTCGCAACCGGCACAGACAACAGTAAATGATCAAACGCACCCGGTGGTGGGTCAGGCAATTGGCTGTCATTCTGCCGCCCTTTGTTCACGCGCTGCATGATCACGCGGGGAACAACACAATACCTGACACCATTCACGATGTACTCAACCGCTTCCCCAAAACCAATCAACTCTTCAAGCCACCCCTGCGCTTGCCGTTCCCACTCCGCATCAGCGTGTGGGTCTTCAAAAAAAATCGTGCGATTCCCCGGTGCCGTCACAAATTCCCCAACAGCAGCCACCCGCAACCTGCCCTTGCAGTCAGCATGATCAAGCAGACTGATCAGCAGGCAGCGTGCCGTGGGGGAAAGTCTAACAACACACGGATCTTTCCAGAAACCCGCATGAATCAAAGCCATGTTATGCACCCCTTAAAACGGAATTTCCTCGTCTTCTTCCTGCCCTGGAATTTCGCTGCCTTGCCCACCCCGTTGATCACCACCCTGATCATACTCCCCACGATCATACCCACCGCCACCCTGCGGCTGCTGTTGCTGTTGCGGCTTCACCTTCGGTGGAATGAACTCTGCATCTTTGGAGTATTTGGCAAGGTCCTTTTCGTTGGATTGCAGCTTGGAAAAGTCTTCCAGGTTCACATACTTTTCATCACGCAGGCTTGTTGTCACAACGAACACGTGTCCAAGCATCCGGTTGATATTGGCAATGTTCGCCTCAACCCAACGCTGATCATTGCCCGGCCACTGCTGTTGGTTCAAATGGATTTCCACATCATCGTCGTACCCCATGGCTTCCACCAACTGCCCAAACCGGAACTGTGATTTTTCGTTGGTGTACAACTGCGCCGCGAATGTTGACCGGCTTTGCGGGCCACCGATCACCTGAAACTGCATCCTGAAAAATGGCGTGGTGTTTTTGTTTTCACCAAACGTCCATTGCAGAATGCGCACAACATACCTTCCCGGTGGCACCGTACCGCCACCGGCATTCTCTTGTGCTTTGCTCGGATTAAAAGCCGCCATCTGCTTGCTCCTTCTTTTCATATTGGTTGATCACCCTAGCACCTGAACATTGCTGCCCGCAATTACTTTTTCTTGCCGCCACCCTTGCCTGCTGCGGGCTTGCGCTTGGGTGCAGGCTTCGCCTTCACGGGTTCCGGTTCCGGCAATTCATCATCAGCCGCAGCGGCTTCCGGGAACGCAGGCTGATCTTCTTCCACTTCCGATTCCGATTCCTGCCCCGTTTCATCTGGCAATTCACTTGCCGTTTCTACTTCCGGCAACTCAGCCACTTCCGGCAATGCTTCCACCACTGCGGGTTCATGTTCAGGGTCAAGTTCAGGTGCCGGAATTTCCGGCTGTGCGTCTGCCTGCGCCTGAACAACAACGCCACCTTCCATGACGGCTTTCCGTTCAGCCCTGACACGTTCCCCTTCACGCTGCTGCAACGCTGCCAGCTTGTTTCCATCGAACAGCGAAGCCCACACCGGATCACCCGACCCAAGCGTTTGGGGAATTCCTGGCAGGTGTTTTGTCATGACCCGGTTCGTGGATTCGGTCAACATTTCGTATGCAATCCCGCCGTCAACCCCACGCTTGTACGCATACATAACAACGTTGCACTGCTGCGCCACAAGGTCTTGCGAAGCACGCCCCATGAACTGCGGCCTGATCAGACGTTCATCTTGTTCCCCGCCGTTTTCATCTGCATGGGTAATGATCACCACGTTGCACGGCAGATCACGCAGCCACCGGACCATTTCCACAGTCTTGTCTTTCAGTGTTCCCCAGTCCGCAATCTGCATTGCGCCGCGCCCACCTTGCGTCAAAATCTGATTAACAAAAATACCCTGCAAATCATCCAACGAATCCAACACCACCGTGTTGTACCGCAGCTTTCCGCCATGATCTGACATGTCTTTCACAAGCTGCGCTTGGATGTGCATCAAATCGTGGTGATCCGAAATTTCACCAACATGAATGTCCGGCCCTTCACGCTGAATGGTCAGCAGTCCGTTGGTTTCCGTCAACAGAAACAGAACATCCTGCCCAAAATTCGCCCGGCACGCTGCGGTTGTTTTCCCGCAACCTGCCTTCCCATACAGCAGGATTTTCAAAAACACCTGCATCACGTAATCCTTCGCACGCCTGATTGCCATTGGTCTTACCCTTTCCCTTGTCTGTTATTTCTTGAACGCACCCGCTTCAATCTCAGGGGCACCGATCTGCCCACCTTCACGCTTCACGTACAACGCCTGATCTTCAGACGCATCCAAAAAACAAGCAGCCCTGAACGGACACACCCGACTTGGCGTATTGCATGCGCTGCGGTTCCGTGCCCACCGTTCCTGCTTCATCTGCATACTCTGACTGATCAACCGGGAACACTGCCACAGATCGGCCATGGCTTCGGCCTGCTGCTGTTCCGACACGTACAGTTCATGCCGGAACATAAAGCTGTCACCACGTGCCGCCAACCGTTCATATTCTTCCCGGTACGTTTCCCACACCATCCGTGCGCCCGGATTTTCGATTGCAGCTTGCAACTGTTCAAACTGCGCCTTGTAGATATCCGGGGTGGTGTCGCACCTGCGCCGCGTCATGTGGCCTGCCGGTGATTTCAATGCAGCAGGCATGCTCGGTTCCTTGCTGCATAGCACGTTGTACAGCACGCCATGCACGCCGCCTTCAAGCGAAGCAGCCAAAGGGTGAACCTTCCCGCGCAAATAGTTCGCCGCGTACATGTACGCCCGTGGCTGTGTCGCATATTTCAGTTCTGACTCAAACTGTGGACGCTGCCGGGATGAAGTTGTTTTGTGCTCAAGCAACAGCACACGCCCGTCTTGCCGATCACGCACCAGCCCGTCAACCTTGCACACGTAATGCCACAGGCTGCTTGCATAGCCGGATGGTGTCACCACAGGAATCCGTATGGGATGTTCCACGGCAAGTATTTCATACCGGTCTTGATCACTGGCAAGGTTCTTTTTGATGTACCGTTCAAGCACCCTGACTGCCTTGCCTGCAATCTCTTCAGCCTTAACCTGCGCTTCTTCCCCGGCCTGAATGTCTGCCGGGTCATTGCTGTTGCCGTATCGCTTATCGATCTGCTGCCCACGTTCCCCCAACCACGCATTCACCACATCGTGTGTCATCACCAAACTTGCAGTCACCAATTCTGCCCCGCCAATCACAGACCTGCCATCGACAACCGGCCTGCCCATCATGTTGGAATAAACGCTATCAAGGCACCGGTGGACAAGCGTACCGAAAGACAACGCCACGCCCTTCACACGCGGCTCCAGCCCTTCCACAACACTGATTCTGTACCGTTCCGGACAAGTCAGAAACGTTCCCCCACTGCTACTGCTTAACTGCTGCTGTTTCATTCTGCACCCCTGCTGTTGATTGTTCACCGCACCCATCGTTCATGTTCGATTCATCACCGTGCCCGCACAGCCACAGAAAGTTCACACCAAGCACTTCACCTGCCCGATGAAGCATGCCAACACCAGGATTCTTGCCCTGTGTCAACGTGGTAAAAAACCGTTCCTGCAACCCGTTGCTGCGAGCAATTTTCGCTGCGCTGTTCAGGCCATCACCACGACTTGTTCGATGCGCCAACGCAACACGCACCCGCAGCCGGAACTTGTCAATCCACCATGCCGGTGGTTCAATCGAGCCTTCCTGCTTCACTTCTTCTGCCATCGGTCTTGCTCCTTTTCTGCTAACCATCCAAATCAACAAACACAGACACCATGCATGTTACTGGTTTCTATTGCAACATATATTTTACTTTTTCTTCACAGTGCATACAACAAACACTTTTGCAAATCGAACGAAACAAAAACTTGCCTGCCGCAATCCCGCATTTCTCACCGCCGCTTTTTTTCATTCATTTTTTTTCTGCTTTTCATTCCCTTTTCTTTTCTACCAACACTCTTCTGTTCTTTATTTTGGATAGTGTAATATTTTCCGGCCTATATATTATAATTAGCTAAGTAGCTTTCTTTGTACTACTTTCTTTAAGGTTTTGAGAGCGCCGATTGCATGCACAAAAAACAGGCACTTGCATGCACAAAAAACAGGCACCCTTGTCTTGGTGGCAAACTAAAGCAAGCAATCACACCAACTTGAAAACATACTACCAGGAACGCATTTGAACATTTACGGAAGTTTGTTTTGGACGTAACAGAAAACTTTTACCAAAACAGGCAGGGTTGCCTATCGAAATCTGCACAAAAATTAGGCAATTTACACCAAGGCAAGGTTGCCTCCCCCCTCAGAAAGCAGATTATGCACGTCTTGCACATGCTGAAAACCACACCCTTCCAGCACCCCACCGGAGCAATACGCACCCGGCAAAAGCATCACCAATGGCCACAGCCCTGCCTTCCCGCCACGTGCAGCATGCAATCGATCAGCCCAAGTGCGCAGCAATCTGATCTTCCAACGCTTCAATATCTGCCCCGGTGGCATCCCATTGGATTGGCAGGTTGCTGTTTGTAATCCATGTTGACATCTTGCTTGCTCCTTTAGCTGGCAACGCCACTGCGCTGCACGGTTCCCATGTCCACCCACATGCTGCCGATTGGCACGCACCGCATCAGATAAACGCCAAGCAATTCATGCCCGTTTTTCTTGGCAAGCTCCTGTTCCTGATTCCACACCGGCTGCAAGTCAACCAAGCATCCTGACACCGTGTCTAAATACTTGTTCCATTCCCCGCGCCACTTGTCTTTCAGCCGCACCATTATCACGTGCTGTTCCAATGATTCCATCACGTTCCTGCCTTCCATATTTGCCCCGTGTGTCATCTTCTTCTTTCGTTCGTGTAAGGTGTCACGCCACAGGGCGGAACCCCCGCACGCTGCCGTGTGCTGCGGGAAACCGCCTGTTTGAAACAGCGATGTTAGTCCTGATTTTCGCGCTTCTCGTCACGGATTTGATCCAGCCAGCGGCGCACATCGGTGGTATCCAGGTGTGCATCGTTGAGACGACACTCGGCAACGATATCATCTGCCATGATGTCGAGTTCTACGTCTGTGGATTCGGAGTTAACCCGTTGATCGTCGTCACCATGGCACAAAAAGTCATCCGCGCCCTCGTATGTCGGGCACACGATATCCGAGATGTATTGGTCGATATCATCGATCAGTCCGTTGGCATGATCGGTGAGCGTGCCAACGTGGTTGTTCCCGTTCCATTCCGTGTCGTAGCCTTCCACGATATCTGCTAGCATCGCCTGAACCAGTTCCGATTCCAGATACTCTCTAATCGGCGTGGTATCCGCTACCCCATCGTGGATATTTGCGAGGTAGATAGTCCGCCCGTGATAGATGTCGGCTGTCATGGTGTTGCCATGCCCGGAGCGCACGCATACGCTTGCCTCGCCGTCCGTATCGAGCACAATCCGGTGATTCCAGTTTCCACGTTCGTGATCGGCACTGGCGTCGTTGTATTCTTTGTCCATCGTGATTTGCATGATATTGCTCCTTCGGGTTGGTTGTTGTGTCCGTTTTCTGTATCGGACAATTTCCATTCTACAGATTGCACAACACATTGCAAGAAAAAAATGCACAGAATGTAAAATAAATTACAACTGTTTGTTTTCACTGCTGTTTTACATAAATAAAAAGCGGAATGTTTCCACTCCGCTGATCCCCCCACCCTTGCTTTGATATCTTTACAGCCTAGCTGTCAGGCTTTCCCGATTCATCACGTGGCACCCAACCAACTGGCCAAGCCTAACACCCATACAGCCCAACACATCCTTCATCACATCATCAACCGAATGAAACCCACCCCGCCTGCCCCAATTCCCAATATGCGCAAACGTCGATCCTTCACGCACCACGCACACATTGTGCCCCTTCACCTGCCATGGCCACCAACCTGTTGCCCAGATCACATTCATCACACGTGCACCGAACCCACCCTTGACTGACCACGCGCACCACAACGCAGCATCATCACAATCCCAAGACACCCCGTACACATTAACCTTGCGAATCCCGCCCAACCTGACCTGCCCGACCTGCCCCGGAACAAACGCCTGCCCCAACACCATGGCCGGGTCAAGCCCACTTGCAAGGATTGCTTCATTAATAAGGGCATCACCGCAGCACGGATGGTGAAACGCATCACCCAATTCACGCCACCCATCAGGATGGTATGCGATTTTTTCAACAAGATCAGCCGCACCCTTGGGAGTCAACGAACCCTTCCACGTGGGGGAAGATTCTGCATGCTTCCGATCCCACAGCCATTGATACAGCTTGGACCACCACGCATAAAGACCGGAACGAACAAGCAGCCAATACCCGGCATGTTTCATCACATCCCCCAATTATTTGAAATAAAATGCAAGTGCTGCCGACCCGGCAGCCACGGTGGTTACTATCAGCCCGCCAACCACGATCCACACCCACGCAGGTGTGCGATATTCAACGACGGATTCACACTCACAAACCGCATACTGTTGGCAACCGTCAAGTTCTGCTTGACAGTTCCCCAAGCTCCCTTCACATGCAGCCCGCAATTTGTGTTCCAATCGTTCATCATCCTGCGTTTCTTTGTAATCATCAAAGCCAGCATCATTCAGGCAGAACCCAAACCCATCAGGGCACTGCCCGGCTTCACCCACAGTCACCATGAACGGTGCCGGGTCAACATCATCATCAGGAAGCACTTCAATTTCCCGCACCGGGTCTTCAGCAGGTTCCGGCTGCCGGGGAACAATCACCGTGGCTTCAGCATGCCCGCCGCCCTGATCACTTGTTGCGCTTCTTACGTGCCGCAGACCCACGGAGCAACACGCTTGGATCACGAACACCATCACCATCAGCACGTGTGCGCAATTCGTCTTCCAACAATTCTGCCTTCTTTTCATGGTACGCACCCTTATGGTCTTCAGGTTGGTCGTTCACTTTCACCACTGTCTGCTTCTTCACAACCACCGGATCTGACCGGAACAGGGAAGACAAGGCAAACACTGCCACGAAGGCAACAGCAATAAAGAAGATTGGGACCAACCACCACAGCTTGCCCTTTGACACCCGATCCCACGCCCCGCCTGCCTTATCCCCCAACTTTGCCATCATCCTTGCCAGCATCTTCTTCAACCTTTCCGGCTTCACCATCAGCCCGCACCTTGTTCCGGTGCATTAAAAAATTCTTCACGTCACCACCGGTCATCACGATCACGAACAGCCCGAACAGTTCCACGCAGCGGTTCATGAATATGTCAAGCACTTCCACAACGAACCCATAACCGGCATCACTCTGCCGTTCCCACAGCCACACAAGGGGTGCGCTACCGATCACCATCATGCACCACAGGCAAATGATAAATACAAACATCACCACCACGCGCATCCCGCGCAATGCCTGCGATAAGTCATCAATTTTGCGCAGCCTGCCTGTCAACCGTTTGGCCATTACTTCCACCGTGCCAGATAGATTCTGCGGGCCACGCCCGTTTCAACAACATATTTGACGGGGGTGAAGCACACACCACCCATTGACTTGTGCGAACCCAACAGGGCAATCTTGATCTGTTCCTTGCCGCCACGCAACATGGTGCGTTCCACATCGTACACCACGCCTTGATGCCCGGACACCTTCCCATTCCGCAGCCACCACCCTTGAAACAACATGCCCGGTGCCACGTGCTGCGCCGGTACATATTCCACAAGACCACGCTGCCAACACGCATACACCACGCCATGCGTCCATGGATGCCCGGCAACCACGGCATCAAACAACGCATCATGGCCAGCCATTTCCCCTTGTGAAATATTGATTTCTTTTCTGAAGTCTTTGCCCAACGTGTTGCCCACGCGGGTGTCTTTGTCGATCACGTCCAATCGAGCCGCAACCACCATTTCCAAAAACTTGCTACAATCAATCTTGCGTGCATCACGATCCCATGCCCCATACTTCCACCGGGGCATTGGAAACATTGCCGCCACTTTTTTTGCCAATGCCAAGTCAGCACTCATGATTGCCCACTTTCATGCACTCTGCATTTTATCCGCTGTGGTTGTTGCGCCGGATCTTGAACAGTTTGAAATTCCAAATCAACCCACATCCAACACCGGCTGCCAACACAGCAACAGAAACGCCTACAATGTAAATCATGGTGTCAATCCTTTTTTTTCGCACGGGCACGTGGTTTTGCCGTAGCACTGGCTTCGATCTGATCCATCCTTGTGTCAATCGCTGCACGCTTCTGTTCGCATGTATCGCCCCTGTCATCCATCCGTTGCAATTGCACCCGCAAATCTTTGGGCACACGTTCAGACAGCTTGGATTCCAACAGGGTTAACCGTTGCTGGATTTTGGTGATGTCAGAACTGAACTTGGCAACCCACTTGTCAACCGTGGCACTGATTGCTTCAACAGCACGCTGCCTGTTTTTCTGCGTGAACAGGAACAGCGCAACGGCAACAGCAGCCAACGTGCTGGCAGCAGCCATCAGGATTTGAAAGGCTGTGGGTGTTGACGCTGCATCCATATTGGAAACTTCCTGTTCATGGTGCTGATAATGATATTTAAAAAATATCACTTGACCCGTCAATCGTCCACTTTTACAACTTTCAAACAATCACGGGCGGTATTGGTCAGCAGCGGGCGTTAACAGCACACTGTTCCCGCCAGGCGAACTATCAACAACTTCATCCGTGGTGTTTGTGATTGTCACGCCAGCCGGATCCCCGATTGTCCCGATAATTTTGTGGTCAGCCGTCACTGCCGGGAAAGCTGGAACTCCTGCTGCTGCGAGGCTTGTCATCCCTTGCGTATTCTCACCGAACCAAGAGTTACGCGCACCATCGCCCATTGAATATGTCGTTGTCCCTTGGTTCGCCCACGTCGTTCCATCTGTAGATTTTTTAAACCACAGATCATTGGCAAGATCCGTAAGAACGGCCCCGTCCGTAACAATCTTGACCCAGTTGTCGATATTATTAGAAAAGTTCATATCCATAATGACCCACGTTGGTGTGCTCGCTGGAAGCACGCCGTTCAGCGTCAACGTGTAATCTGCCTCCACCGCTCCGTGAGAAGGGCTTGTGCCTATCAGAGTTTTGGAAGCCCAGTTTGGTGCGTCAGCCCCGTTGTCAGGCGCAACGTATACCTTCACAACAAGAGTTCCTGCAATTACCTTGTACCGGTATGCAATACTTGATAGATCACGAGCAGCCCCACTCGTATCTGTAAGCCGAATTGCAACATAACGCCCGGCGTATTTTGGAACCCAACTTGTTGCTACAGCATTTACGCGGATGACATCAAAGGTTCCAGCAACATCCGCTTCCGCACCGTCGTGAATAATTGGCACCCCATCCACAGTGATTGGGATCTCCACGTTGGCGACTTTTTGTTTTCCAACATTTGCAGCTGTGACCGTCAACGCCACATCTTTTGGATTTCTGAAATATGCGTTGGTACTCTTGTTCCATAACCTGTGCCTGCCAGTTTGCACTTCCAGGTCAGGTACATCGGACGCACGCAGGTCAGCACCTTCCATCAATACAAAATCAGGATCTGTTCCCCAGTCATCAGGACCAGACGCGCCGGAACTCATTGCGTCAATGGTTTCCAGCGCAATCTGCGGAGTAACGTCAGTAGAACTCAAAATTCCACCAAACCCAGACGCATCCACGTCAATCGCACTTGCCGGATGCTGTGACGGGGTTGCCCTGCCAGACAATCCCCCATGATCATTCGATGTAGCATGCGGGTTCGCAGCATCATTCTCGTGCGTTGTCAGATTGCTTTGAACAGCAGCAGCAGCACCGGCCTGATCAGCACCGGTTTGTGCATAGCCAACCTGATGCGGATTGCCTTCATCCCCGGTATGCCCAATAAGTTGACCAGTTGAAGCAGACGAGCTGTGCGGGTTTCCCAACCCTTCATGCGTGCCAAGATTAGATTGCACCCCCGCAGCAGACCCAACAGGATCAGCACCGGCCTGACCAGCCGTCACACCGTGAGGATTCCCCTCGTCTTCCGTGTGTGTTGTCAAACTCGACTGATCAGCCTTGTTCGGCACGGCATCAACCAACGCCACCTGTTGGTGTGTCAAGTGCTGCCGATCACCGTCACCACCACCACTGATCCCCATGGTGTCATCATGGAAACTTGACGCACTTTCCTTGCCCCACCGGCCCGGATCTTCAGCCGCAATACTGTTGGGCTTCACGATCAAGTCGCCATCATCAGTCCCGGTGCTTGCAGCATTGAATCTGTAATTGGAATCTTCAGTGCCCACATACCTGAAGTGGTTCTGTGTCAGATCGTCACTGACAGCACGCAGCGCAGCCACATCAGCAACCGGATCATCCTTTTCCCCAACCAACTGCCTGCCGCCAACCGCAGGGTTCGTTACAGGGTCAAGTTCGGGGTTTGCTGCATCCAACGCTTGCCGAATCCTAGGCTTCAGCACTGGCCTATTTCTTGGTTGGTCACGATCTGCCATCGTTCAAATCCTTTTCAGTTGCAAGCTGCAATCAACCCTGCGCCATCCACCTGATTTCAACACTTCCGGGGTTCGCAATATCCCCAATTTCCCGCACGCGCACTTCCAACACATCACAGCAGATGGCCACAGCAGGCCACACCGATTCAACCGCAGCAACCGCGCCACCAAAGGCTTCAATACTTTTGTGCGCAACCTTCTGCGTTTCTTCCCACAGGGTGTCACCAATGTCTTCATCACGCACGTTTTCCTGCCCCAATGAAGTGAACGGCGCATACCCTGCGGGGGTGGCTGCCATCGGGGTGATCTGCAATGCAGCCTGCCCCGGATCACCAACCAAACTTCCAGCACCGGAAGTGTACTGCATGGCGATTGAAACACGCGCCTTGTTGCCAACGTGCAAGTATACCGGGTCTGACAACGCCCCCGCAGCCGGACACGCTTTAGTTTCATTTTTCAACGGCATGGGTCATTCATCCCTTCGTTTTGGCACGCTTGCGCGGTGCCGGGTTGCTTCTTGTATCCCTGCCCAACGCCCCGGCCTTGCGCCGCACGGGCTTCTTTCGGACGTGGCTTGGCTTGGCCGTGTCTTCAACCGTGGCCCGCTCCACAACCGCCTTCAGGTTTCCATCAGCAAGGTCTGTGATTGACAGCAGATCAAGATGCATGGCAGCCATCTTGCGCTTGGCTTCAGCACGGGCTTCTTCCCTGTTGGTTGTTCCCAACGCAACGGGTTCCATCTTCTTCAGCGGTGTTTTAATATCCACCCGCAAATACATCAACAACTTCATGGCTTCCCGCTTTCTATCGAATCAGGCTGTTGAATTCAATCTGCGCACGGCACCCAAAATAAGAAGCGTTTGCGGTGTCAGTCTGGATTTGCAGCCACAACATATCATCTTCATCAATGACAACATCCGGACTCACATCAACCGGGTACGTATCACGCCCATCATCTGTTATGACATCCAACGTTCCAATCACCGTTGCGCCGTTGGAATTCCATGCACTCTGCCGCACAACCTTCATAGCAACAGTGCCCGCACCATCGTTGTCATAATCAACTTCAACCTGTTTCAGCGTTTCCCCCGCAAGCAGTGCCGGTGACAGCGGAATGTATAACAGGCTTGCCACGGGATCAATCGCATTAACTGCCGGTGATCCCCCAACAACCGTAAACTTCCAATGGGTATCATCACTCGCTGTGGCGTTGTCGTTTTCCCCAAGGTTCAGCCACATGGAAGACATCGGGGGGAACACCCGGTATTTGGTTTTCACGGCACTTGCCGCAAGCTTAATGTCACCGGTAATATACAAATCTTTCCACCCCAGCACCGTGCTGCCCAAATCCCACAAGTTCACTGTGCCGGGCATGAAGTCACTGTTGACTGTTTGCCCATCCCCCACCACGCTGCCCCTGTACACACAATCAACCATGTACGTACAGATCGCATCCATCTGTTCTGCAATGCTTCCAACCAACACCGTGATGCTGTTGGCCCCAAGACTGCCGTTACTTGTAAACTGATGGCCAGCAATCCGAGCAGTGCCGCTGTCAAGGGCACCGGCTGTTGCTTTCAGATCCGTCACAATTTCACTGATTGCAGCCTGCACATCAGTAGCAGCAATGTCACCCGTTCCCCCGCCACCGGCATACCATGCAACCCCAGGCGTATACACAATCGCAGCAGCCGTGTGATTCCCACCACCATTGGCCACGTGATCATTGACATTGACCAACAACGCCCGCAACTGATCCTGCACAGATCCGGCAGAAATCGAAAATGCCCCGCCCGGCGCATACGCAGCACCACCGATCCGATCAGAACCGGCAGCGTTGACAAGATCAGTAATGATTCCATTCACCCGCGCAAACACACTGCCCGCTGCGTTCGCCGTGGTATCATGCCACGCTGCGCAATCATAAATCCCCAACAGGTGCGCACCGCCACCGGTGGCCTGTGACGCAAGGTTGTTCACAAGGGAATCAAGCATGTCATCAGCAGTGCTGCCGTGGGCAACCTTCCACGCTGCGCCACCGGTCCAATCCGGGGGATTGGCCTTGGCAACTTGCGTGGCCGTCAACGTGTCAAGATGCCCAAACAAAAACTGCAATGCTTCACTCGGGGTGCCGTATTGCTTGTCAACCCCAAAGTGCAGGCTGTAATTGTAATACAACCAATCATCCCTGCGGGTGGTGCTTACTTCATCGAACAGATCCGACCCGCTAATTTCAATGACGCCAGCCACATTGGTCAACTTGATAATTTTTAGCACGGTACGGGCAGAAGGAACCGTGGGCGGCACCGCTGCGCCAACCGCTGCTTCACTGCCTTGGATAATTTCAAACGTCACCGATTCATCACGCTGATACCAAATGGGATCACCGTTGCCATCCGTGCGTTGATCCGACAACGCCCGATCAAACGCAGCAACAAGCAGCAGATACCTTTCCAGGTTCAACGTGGGAAGGGTACTTGCCCCGTTCACATCCGTGCTGCAATCCTTCGTGGTTGACGCGGTTGAAACATACAGCCGTTTCCCTTCAGGCGTGTACCCAAGGAACGGGCCACCAATGGCAACGTTCAGGCTGGCCGGTGTTTCAGCAGTGACGGCACCCCCACTGATGATTCCAGTAAACGCCCAATCTTCACCCAACGCCCAATCAGCCGCTTCAATCCCATCGAGCATTGCGTCCAATTCTGCTTCAGTGACAACCTGCTTGTAAAAGCTATTGAATCGAAGTGCCATGATTCCAATCCTTTATTCTGACAGCACTGTGCCGCCTTCAACTTCGCCACTGATGGCGTCTGTTCCTGCCAGTTCTGATACACCCAAAACCCACTGCTGTTCAACTTCTGCCGTTGTGGGTTCCACGATATTATGCAAGTGACACGGTGCAGGCTGCAAGTATTCTGCAACCCACCTGATGCCATCCCGTTGGTCTGTCGTTAGTGTCTGCGCCACCGTGATATCATATGCGTACAGGTTCCACCTGCGCGACGGGCCAAGTACGGTTTCACCCGTGACTTCACCTGTGCCTGCATCAATTCCGGCCAACTCTGAAACGCCAAGAATCCAACCGCTTGTGTTGGCTTCCGTGATTGTAACAGGGTCAAGCCCAAAGAAAAACTTTACCGCAGCAATTATGATCTGTTCGGTGCCCTTGTACCGGTAAAAATAAACCAAGTTTGCCAACAGCCTGCGCTTCATCGTTTCTGTCAACACAAATGGAAACGGGTTGCCCAAGTCTGCCAACATAGCATCCAAGTATTGTTCATCAGCTTTTTCAATGTCCCAAGTATCACCGAACCGGTCCACAAGGTACAACATCCAATCAAGCACTTCCTGCAACACCGCAGTGAACCGTGCCAAATCACCCGTCCGGTCATTGGTCCTGTCAAATGTTGACATCATGTTTGACCAAATACTGAACCGCCTGCCTTCAGGTGATTCCGGCAGATACCCGGCAAACTGCATATTATCATGCGGGGAAGCAATTACGTTGCCACTTGCATCAGCGACACCGGCCACCGTCAATGTGTACAATCCTTGCGGTGTGGCTTCCCAATTCAGGGCCAAATCAAACTGACTAGAATTACCAGATACAGCCGCCACCCCGGAAACAGTAACATCAGCAACAGGCTGCTTGCCATGTGCGTTCCGTGCATCAGGCTGCACATCAAAGCCAAGCCGGGCCACAGAATAGTTGGCAGCCAACAGGGCAGTGGCACTGTCAATGGTTTCATCTGCCGGTGGCAAAATAAATTGATCCGAATCATGCAGCAGGGCCACGCTTGCTTCACGGTATGACACGCGCCCATCAGCCAACGTGGCAGTGATGCCCACCGTGTACGTGCCTTCAGCCCACAGGTACGGCAGCCGCCTTCCCACCACAGCCGTGGAAAAACCAAGCGCAGTGTTCGCACTTCCGGCCACCACCTGCAATGTTGCTGTGCTTGACGTGTCAACGGCATAAAGCCAAACCCGGTTCAGGTACGCTTCAGCCCACAGCACCCCCGCTGCTTTGGTGTTGATTGCCTGCGCCACTTCTGCTGCGGTTGTTGCGTGCAAGTCTACGGCATCACCTTCAATAAATACCACAGTGGTGGTTTGCCCGTTCACATTCACATGCAACTGCGCCCCTGCCCACAACACGTACAACTCTGCATTGCTCTGCTGATAACAATGCGCCAACGGTTCAAAAATCCACCGGCGCAAAGTTCCGTCATAGGTCAGGGCTTCATCACCCCATGGCAACGATCCAAGCACCTGCGAATAATTCAAGCCCGGTGGAAGCATTGGTTGGGAATACGTGACGCGCACCACCCGTGGGGCAATGGCCACCACGTTGCTGATCATTGGCCGGGTCACATCTTCAATCGTGTAATACCACGTTTGATCAATCGTGTGCGCACCACCAACAACCTGCGAAGCACAACGCACCCGAACCCGCGATAAAGAAACAAACCCATTGGGCACATGCACCGTGATCTTCAGCGTGTCTGCTGTATTCACATACGCGCTGCTTGCTCCGTCAAACCCGGATTGAAACACCCCGGCAGCAAACGCAAGCTGTTCATCAATCCACACCTGCGTGTTGGCCAAGTCAATGCCATCTGCCCCGAAATCCACAACCTCAAAACACACCAACGTTCCCGTGGGTACATCGGTTTCATACGGTTCAGGATCACGGTTTATGATCACCGGCCTTGTTGTATCAACGTCCAAAATAACGCTGTCAACGTACAACCCCGGCAGTTTCAGATTGCCTGCACTCATGCTGCTTCATCCAGTTTCACACGGAAGCCAATCCTGTGGCTGCCTGTGATTTTTGAAACATTGGCTGCCATGTCCACCCTGTCACGGCTGCGGATCGTATCCAACAGCATGGTGGCCACAGCAACATCATCAATTTCCAGGTTCATGCGCCACTGCAATTCAGGGCACTGCACAATCAACCCCGCTTCAACAGCAGCAAAGTTTGTGTGCAGAATGGCCCGCTCTGTGCTCTCTGTGACGCCTGCGGGCAAAACTGCATCAATTCTATACCGTCCGTCATTGCCAAGACCCGAACCGCTTACAACGCAAATACGGCCCGTTCCGAAGTATCCCGTTGGGGTGGTTCCGTTGTACGTGATGAACGTGCCCTTGGGAACACGCAGGATGTTCACGCCGGGGGTGGTCGCAACATATTTTTCAGCATCACCCGTGGCGTTGATTTCAGCAGGCAACGCTTCATCCACCCGGAACCTGAACGCAGCACGGACAAGGTTTACAGATGAAGGAATGCTGATTGCTTGCGACACCAACGCGAAGTCATCAGGGGCAAGCGCAAATTCATGGGCTTCTTCTTCATCCAAGCCCAAGCAGAACACCCAACGCCCGTGTGGTGCGGTCCATCCTGCCGGGGCAATCCTGCCGTGCTTTGTTCCCAACGTTACTTGCCAAGGGCTTGCTGCCATCTGATCACCTATGCAGTTTGACGCAACACGCGGCAATGATCCACAAACGCACGGCTGCCTGCCGCACTGAATTCACAACCGAACCCTGCCCGGCCACCAATCAGGGGGATTGCCCCGCTGTTGTGCCCAAGCACATCATCAATATACGATTCACCCAACGTGTCATTGAACGGAACCAAAACCCAACTCGGAGCATCAACGTTGTTTGCCGTCAAATCGTTCCGGTAACAAGCCAAAACCACATCACCATTTTCATTGGTGATCAGATCCAACCGCAAGTGCGTCCACACATCGTTCAGCACCGTGCCCACGCTGTGCCGCAAGTTGTTCCCTGTGGCCACAGCAGGAACCCCGCTGTACAGATACCCCTTGCGCAGCACAATCTTGCACGGGTCTTCATCGGACAAACCGAGCATATAGCACTGATCAGCCGTGGAATCACCTTGCAGCCCGGCAAACAGGAACGGGCTGAACCCTTCAGGGCTTGCAGACAGGCCACGCTTTATTGCGCCTTCAATCCTTATGCCCCGATCTGTTGGCCCAAAGTCAGTGACAGTGCAATACTTGCCGTGTGCAAGTTGCCCCCCCGGTGCAGCCGTGGGAGGTTCCAACGCATGCCACCCAAACACGAACAGGTTTGTGTCAGGCGCAGTTACCGGTGGACCGGTAACACCACCCGTGACACCTGCACGGAAAGATGCAGCTTCAGCAATGCTGCCCACCAAAGATGCCCAATCTGCCTGTGCCATTTTTATGCTCCAATATCTGCAAGGTTGTCCGGCCAATACGCCGCATCAAACTGTTCAGCATCCAAGTGCCGTGGTGACTGATACGCAGGGGGTGCATCATCAAAATACGCCACTTCCGTGAACGCATATGTGACAACCCAATTATCATTGTACCAACCGGCTTCCATGTCTTCCGTATCTGTCGCATTATCAAACACAGCTTCCGTGAACCGGCCTGCCGCGTATTCCCACAAGTATGCATCATTGCCCCAACCGGCTTCCATGTCTTCCGTATCTGTGCCGTTGTCAAACAATGCGGCAGTGGATTGGGTTGGCCAAGTAGACACCCACCCATCATTCAACCACCCTGATTCAAATGCCTCAATCGTTGCCGCCACGGTGTCACCACCGTTGAAAAAAGAAAAGTCAAAATATTCAGCATCGAATTCCCACAAGAAACTTCCCCACCCGTCTTCAAACGATTCAACCCAAGACCCGGTGCCGAACGTTGCCAAGGAAACCAAAGACGCACTTGCAACATGCAACCACTGTGTGGCTGCACCCTGACTGCCCAACTCAAAACTTCCGTTAATATCGGGCAGCCCGGTGTCAATCGTAACACCACCCCACGGACCACTGCCCCAAGGGATCGTGCCAAACCCGCTTTCAGGTATCACAACCGGTGCCATCTTCTATGCTCCAAACGCAGCGTGCAAGGGAATGATCGGTGTTTCATGCGTTCCGAACCCACCCGCATCCACTTCTGTTTGCGACCGAATCAAGGCATCAGATGCCGTTCTGCCATCCCATCGGTTGCCCAACGGAAACGCAGGGGTGCCAATCTTGGCAAGGTCAATCACAGACGCATCAGCCGCAGGGTATGCAGGGACACTAGGGGTGCTAGCAAATAGCACCTCGATATCAAACGCCTTTCCACCACCTGCAAACGGGAAGGTTGTCACCCCCAGATCATCACTATATAAAAAGTTGTCCCACTGCCACCCAGTTGCCATCTGCGTGGGAGTCAACAACGCATCAGGAATGGCTTCTGTGACTGCCCCTGTGATCAAATCAGCCATGAAAAACAACCAAAAAACATTATCTGTCACCAACTGATTCAAAGAATCCCAGATGAAATAATTAGGATTCCAAACAGCATCACCCGTGCCGAACGATGTTGAACCCAACGCCACAAGATTTGGCACATCAGGACTGCCCGCAATATCAGGAACAATCGAAAGATCCATAGTACCCATGGCTGTCATGTTCAAGTGTTTCAGTGCCACACCCTTCAGCGTGCCCGGCACAATCGTTTGTGAAGAGTAATAACCCCCAAGCTGCGTGAACCGAACCATAAACAGCCTGTTGTTGATAAACGCAGTGCCGACACCCGCAGCGGTTTTGTTTTCCACCAAATAAATTCCATACTCCGTGGCTGCACCGAATCGTTGCGACAATGAACCATCAGCCTTGTCAGCAGACAAATACCCCACCTTGGCTTCACCACGCAGCACATACCCCGGAACCTGCGGGCCAACAACTTGCACCCGCGTGCCTGTGTAGTATTCACCCGTTCCCTTATCGGACAAGGTGCGTTCGCCAATCGGGATCACGTCACTGTTGGCAGCATCCAACAAGTGCCCCGGTGTGACTAGTAAATTGAATTCGTTCCCTGAACCACCCAACTGATCCGCAAGAATATGCGCCCCTTTAACCTGATAAGCAGCAGACGAACCACTAACACCCATGCCCGGTGGACTTCCGATGTACATCTTGCTTCCACCCATCCCAATTCCAACCGGCCTGCCCGCGCCCTCTATCACCTGCCCCGCTGTGGAGTGAAGCGAAACCTGCGCCCCTTGTGTCAGTGTGCCGGAAGCAACAACAGAATGCACCGGACCATGGAACACCACGTTGCACAGCCCATCATCAGCAACAGCACTTGCGCCTTGCACCGGAAGCACAACCGCCCGGACACAACCAACGATCACATCAGCGGCATCAGCAGAACTTGCCTTTGCAATGGTTGGAACGGACGGGCCACCCGGCAAATCGTACCACCCGGTTTGCTTCACAAAACTACCCTGTGCAATCGGTGCCCCGGTTTGGTTTATGCAAATGCGCCCCGGTGCTTGATCCAACAACAGTTCAAACAGTTCTGTTGAAATCTCCCGTGTTTCACCCCATCCACGCGCACCGGCTTGCTCATTCTCTTCTTCATAAGCAGGCAACCGTTGCGCTGTTAGTGGTGTTGTCACCCCCACAAGCGTGGTCAATTCTTGCGACCCATACGCGCCGAGTGTGGCCGTTAACTTAATCATCCACGTCCCGTAGTGGTCCAACTCCAACGTGGGGTTGGCTGCACTTGCACTTGACAACACAGCAGTGCTGTTCCGTGGGCTTGTCACAATCTCCCACGCATACACAGAAATGTTGGTGTCATCATCCACGCCCAACGTGATGATGGTCAACGGATTTGTAATACGCAAATCAAGCACCGGCCCATTGCCTGCGCCCGGCCCTGAATCAATCGTGATGTTTGCAACGGTCATCTTGTCACCTTACATTTGCAGGCCGGTTGTACCATTAATCAGGATCACTGTGCCAAGCACAGGGAATTCACTGTTTTGCAAATCCACATCCTCATGCGACCCGTTCAGCAGAAAGCCGCTTGGCTGCGGTTCCATCTTGCGCACGCCCGTGACATCACGAACCGCGTTGTATATATCAGACAAGGCAATTTCCCCTGCTGAATTGCCGTCTTCATCCAAAAAGTTTCCACCAAAATCAACATGGGGATTTTCATCCCCTTCATCATCACCGGATGAAATCGTGATTTCAAAGAACGTGGCCAGTGCAGCTTCAACAGCAGCCTTCACCACGGCTTCAGTGTATCCAGAATGAAGGAACACTGTGGCCTGCACGTTGATTGTTTTATACCGTGCGCTTTGCACATCTAACCTGAAGGTCAAAGTATTGGGGTATGTAACTGTCACAAGCGTTTCAACCGCAGCCAACAGCGCACTGCTTGCCGTTCCCCCACCCGCAGGAACAACATAAAGAATTCCCGCGTTTTCATCAATCCCACTATCCTGATTGCTTGTGTGCATCAGGACACGTGCGGCTGAAGAATTCCGCAGGGCATTGTTTTCATAATCATCACGGGTAACAGTGCGGTTCAACGTGCGCAGGCTAGCAGGGGCACGCCTACGGGCAGCAGCAACCGTTTCACGATCAACCCCACCGCTTGCACTCGCCACGTTGGTCACTGTGATATTCGCAACCGTTCCATTGGCGTCACGAAATGTTTCATCTATTGCCGTCAATGTGCCCGCGCCAACCTTGCCCACCGTGCCACCACCGGTCTTGTACACAACCGTGATTGCGCCACTTGGCACTTGCCCAAGCACGCCATCCCCAAACGCAATCCAAGCCCTGTCATATTCATCAACCCGAATAGTACAATGCCTGTCTGTGTTTTCACTGAACAGCAACGTGCCTTGTTCATCCCACGTGCCTTCAGCCGTGCTGATCACCGTGTTTACAGTGCCGCCTTCAGGAGTTTCCAAGTATGGCGTGTATTGCAAGCTGAACAATTGATTGGGCAGCGTGGTGCTTGTGAACTGTTCCGTGTATGAAGTGCTGTGTTCAGCGGCAACAGTCTTTGCGCCCGTTTCACCTGCCGTCCAAACCACATCTGCCAACGTCTGAAAATAAATGGGATTTTCTGTCAGGGTGCGCACCACCGTGCCCGCAGGCACCGTACATGTTGCAGGCAATGCTTCCTGCAATGTCAGGGTCAAATCAACCGTGGCTGCCACTGCGCCGGAAAGTTCATAGTTGATCAGCCGTGAAAGTTTGATCAGGCTTCCCCGCAACTGCGCCTGTGTGATCCTGCTTTCACGCACCTGCCGGTCAAGATAGTACACCACCACATCACCGGTGAAGGCAAAGGCTTCAAGCAGCACCACGCCAAAATCACCAACCTGTGAACTTGTCCACTCTGGAAATGCGTGCTTGATCAAATCAAGCAGCCGCAGTTTCAAGGAATCGAAATCCTTGTCTGTGTAATCCAAAGTGCCAGTGGGAAGAATTGCCATTGTTATTGCTCCAACCGTGCAACCACTTGCGCTTCTTCCACCGTGGCAGACAAAGCACCTGCTGCACGCGGGGTGAACAGCACACGAATTTTTACAAAGTTTTTATGTGGGTCTTCAGGCTGATTGCTGCTTGCGAACCGCTCAACCTTCACGCCACGCAATTGGATTCTTGGTTCATATTTGCGCAGCACTTCGGCAGTATAAAACCCGGCCACGTGCTGCATCGTTTCAATGGGCATTGTGCTGTGCAGCAGCGTGTGAATCCGGCTGCCCCGCTCTGTGTCCCAAGGCAGTTCCCCAACTTCCTGCCCATCAGGGCCACGTGTCATCAATAACTGTTCGATTGCAGCACGCAACTGATCGATGCCACTTGCCGTGGAAAAATCACCTTTCCCATTCCGCTGAAACGGATGCGTTGGCCCGTTCCAAAATCGTTCTGTTCCGGTGGTAAAAGCCGTCAAGGTAATTTCTCCAAAACGGTATACACCTGTTGCAGTGCAGACCGCAGTGCGTTCAGCGTGCTGCTGATTTCATCCAAAGCATCTGAATTCAAATTCACGACCGGGCCACTCATCACAGAAAAATCAGGCGCAGGAATTTCCACGCCTGCCAACGAACCGAATTGCACCACAATGTCAAAAATCAATGACAGTTGGCCCAACAAGGTGCCCGCATATTTGTACTGCTTACAGATCCGGCCCGCAGTTGTATGATACACACGTTCCAATTCAACGTCATTTAATTTGGCAACCGCAATTCCCATGGGTTTCAACTTAATAGAGGAACGCTTGACGGCTTCCACCATGCTTGCCACAGCATCAACAGCCTGAAGGATTGCGCACACCATCCCGCGCAACGTTGCCCCAAGGCTGTACACGGGCAGTAACTTCACCACACCCATCAGCTTTTCAATCAGGTTGGGCAGACATTCGGCCAAACCCACAAGCACCGTGATAGGATTTGCCTGTGTCACCCCATCCTTGACAGATTCAACACAATCCAACAAAGCCTTCAGGATTTCCAGCACTTCAAAGATTGGGTGGAACGGCATGGATGCGGTGTTGATCTGATTCAGAATGGTACTGGCAATGGCTTCCGGTGTCGGATAGCCAATGGTCATGTTCAGCGCCAATTCCCCACCACCCGGAAAGACCAACGCACAGTCACTTCCCGGATTCCTGCACACCACAAGAATGTCAGTTTCTTCATCAGCCATTATTCACCCAAGGGGAACATCAGGGTTGGGCACAACGCCACGTTCCATAATTGTTACCGCGTTTGCGTCCAGATTAATTTCACCAATCGCCTTCAGCGTGATCTTTGTTGCCGCAGAAATCGTGATCGAATTGGCATCTGCATCAATTTCAATCTTGTCTTCTTCCACATCAATGCCCGTGCCAAGATTCTTTATTGACTTGATCGTGGCCTTGCGTTGGCCTTCCCGTTCATCAACAACCACCCGGAACGTTTCCGTTTCAAAAACAGACACCAACGGGCTTTCATACTCTGTCGGAACTTCCTGCCCCGGCTGCTTGCTATACGGGCCAATATCAAACAACGGGTCATCAATGTTGCCCCGGTTGAATTCCACCTTTACCAATTGCCCTTGCCGTGGCGTGTGCCGGGTGGCCAAACCAACCGGCCTTGCCCATCCACTTTTTGGTTCAAGCAAGCCTTCCACATTCACCTTGACACGGCGCAGGTTTTCCGGGTCTGCGGTGTCCATCACTTTCCCAACGTAGCTTCCCCAATACCTTGCTTCTGTCGGTGCTTGCATTAGGCTGCCCCTTTAAAACGTTCAATTGGATCACCCCACTTCACCACCTTGCCGGTGCCATCAACCCAATTCTCATACAGCCACAGTTGCCCGCCAAAGGCATCGTTGTGGTGTGGCCTTGCCTTGGGTATTCCTTTGGTGATGCCACCGGCCTGCGGTGCCAATGCCGGATTAATCCGGGCATGGTTTTCCTGCACCACCCTGCGCCGCAGGTTTCCAACAGCATCCTTGCGCAAAACCAAATCCTGCGTGTACCCGCCCGCTGTCACCGTTGACTTGCACGTCTTCACATAATAGCTTCCAGAAAGATAATCACTAATGCCCCACACTTCAACGATCTGCTTTGCGGCAACCATCGGATCACCTTTGACATTCAGCTTTAATTCATAATGCCTTGCCGCACTGTTGATGTAATTGTTGCGTGCAATTTGTTCAGCCGTCGCACGGGTGCCCGGCACACCACGGGTCAGCCCACGCCCCACCCGCGCCATCACCTTGCTGCCGCCAATCCGTGCCGGGTCTTCCACTTCCAGGATCTTCCCCAACCCATCACGGTCTGTTTCTTGGTTCCCGGCTTTCACTTCAAACTCTTCACCGGTGATCGGATTGCGCCCAACAATTTTAATAATGCCCGCAGCCCGGCTGAAATCAGCCCTGAACGTTGGCTTGCCGATAATGTCGCCACCGGGGTGCGAACCGTCCACTTCATATCCATAGCTGTACACTTTCACCGGTGGGCTCCACAGGGCCAAGCTGTGGAAATGGAACCCGGTGTGATCCGCATACAGCCGCCACCCCAACCGGTTGGCCAGCCGCTTCAAAAACTTTGCATCCGTTTCCCCGGCCTGATGTATATGCGGCAGGATTTCACCCGAATCTTCAACCCACACCCACGGGTTCACATATCCGTGCCGGGCAGCCATGATCTGTGCCACGTCACTGATTTTCATGTCAATGAACGTGTTGCTTTTTTCATCTATATCGGCCAGCACAATTTTGCTATGCCCTTCAATCTTCAACCTTTCAAAGCCTGTGATTTTCTTAATAACCAAATCACGCGGGGGTGTCATTGCACCGATGTACCCCCATGATGCCCGGATGATTTCACCGGCCTTCAGCCGTTGGTCATCCAACATGGCAAGATCATGGTTGGCAAGTTCAACAATCAAACGATCAGCACCAGAATCCACATCTTCATGCATCAGCCGCAGGAATCGCTTGCCAGTTTCTTCCTGATCAAAATACACATCAGGCTCATCCCCATCAATCATGGATAGGGTAAGCACCGGCCCGCGCCTGTTGTATTCAGATTCCACACCCACGTTCAAAACTCCTTCAGTCTGCCATAATCCAAGATTTTATCACGCAACGTGCGCAGGCTTGGGATGTACACAACCGTTCCCATTGCCGGGGGAACAGTAGGATCAACCACCGGCACCGGCTGGAAGTCTGCGATTGCCCACCAAAAACCCGCAGGCCGGACCATGCCCTTGAAATAAAATCCAGCAAGTGACATCCACGTGTCACCGCTGCGTGCAGTATGCACGGCATTGTCCACAAGATTTTGATACCTGTATGGTTCGTCTTCTGTCAGGAAGCGTTCACCACTAGCCAAGGTGACATCAGTGCACAGGAAGTGCCTGCTATTTGCTGCGGCTGGCATACGATCACCCCCACTCTGTGCCGTTGGCACGCAAGTCTTCTGCATACATTCTGGAATCACGCACAGACTCAAGCGTGAACTTGGCCGTGTACGCCCAAAGGTCAAGCGTTCCGGTAAATCGCTTGTACTCGAAATGCAGCCCACGCATGACGCATTCCATTCCGAACAGACCCGGCCACACAAACAACAAGGAATCAGGTGCCCCACCAATGACGCCCGCGCCCGCATTACTCACAGCCATGAAAGACAACAGGAACTTCCTGAAATCCTTCACTTCACCCACGGCATCAGCAAGACCACGCTGCCGTTCGATTGCAGTGAAAAACTGATCCACATACAACTGAATTGGAATTTCATGATTGCCGGTGTGGCTGAAAGTCAATGGCTGATGTGACATCCCCATGATGTCATCTTTATTGTAATAGGCTTCAATGCTGTGTTCAAACGTTTCAGGGTTCAAAGGGAATTCCCTTTCTTCCCCATCACGCAAGTTTTTTATGAACGCCTTCGTTGGATCAGTTGTTGCAAATCCCCACCCTTCAAACACCGGGGGTTCCCGCTGTTCCTGCCCCTGCTGATCTATCGGTGGAAACAAATCACCTTGTAATACAGGCATGGCTTCTTCCTATGTTGCAGGCGATGGTTCAAGCATTCTAGCATCACGGGCTTCCCTAGCATTGGCCACTGCTTCTGCCACCACATCACCATCAATTTCCACCGTCACCTGTGTTGGCCTGTCTATCGCTGCCTTCATATCAGCACGCAACGCATCCCACTGTTTCTGATAGTCTGCTTGCGCACGTGCAGCTATCTTGCTTTGCGCTGCAACTCTTGCCGCCACATTATTCACACCTGTTGGATCTGGAATCACAGCCTGCCGCGCCTGCTGCACCACTTCCGGGCCACCGTTGGCAGCAACCTGCAATGTAGCTTCAGCAGCAGCGGCTTCCCGTTGCCGCCTCTTTACAATACGGAAAGCAAACTGCCGTTCAAGCCGTTCCTGTGTCTGCCCATTAACAGTATCGGTTTCCTTCATTTGTGCGAACATTGCCGCTGCACGTTTCTGAATGTCCGCACGCTGCGCCTGATTCATTGACTGCAACGCTTCTTCACCGGTTGCCGCAAACTTTTCTGTTACGCTTTTTTCCAACCCCAATTTTTCACGGATGTGGGTGATGGTTTCCTTGATTTCATCCCACTTGTGTGCCAGCAACAACAGCCCTGCGGCAATGGCAGCAATGGCCAAAGAAATTGCACCAAACGGGGTGACGGACCACGCCAAGGAAATGGCTGCACCCATCATGCGCATGAACAGCAACAGCGGCTTTAAGATAATCAGCCCGGCAGTAACGGCAAGAATGCCGGTTGCAATTCCGCCCAACACCTTGCCAGTGATTTCACCGGCCCCGTTCCACCCAACAATCGCATCCTTGTTTTTATCAAATTCCCCCGTGCCGCCATTGATAATATCCCACACCAAACTGAACGCATCACCCATCATGCCGAGCATGGGAAGTAAATAATTGTCAGCAGCATCAGCAATGCCTTCCACCATCCCATCAAAGAACTTCCCAACCCTTGTGAAAAACTGGCTTGCATTATCCACAAACTTCAGCAGCCCTTCATTTTCCGCCTTCCCCAACTCCTTTGTCATAGCATCAGACAAATGGCCATCAACCAACAACTGCACCAACGCTTGGAATCCAAGCTTGACCTTTTGCAACGGTCCAAGGAATTTATCCAAATCATCACTGCCCTTGCTGAACTGTTCCCGCACCACCTTGAACATCTTGTACATCACCCACCCAATTGCAACGATGGGAAGAATGGTCAACATCAACTTGCCCATCATCAACATCATCCCCTTGGCACTGATGCCAAGCAAGCCCATCACGCCCTTCACCAACAGGATTGTTCCGGCCAACATCAGGAAAGAACCTGTAAGCACTACAACCTTGGAAATCAACCGCTTTGTTCCATCATCCAACCCGCGCCACGTAACAATCAGCTTGTTCAAATTTTCAATCATCCACTCAATGGCAGGCCGCATGACCTGTGCAAACGCCTTGCCAAACACAATTTCAAACGTCTGCGCAGAACCCTGCAACAGAATCATTTGCCCCTTGAACGTATCCAACAGCTTCTTCCTGAATTCTTCAGCCGCGCCTTCTGCACCTTCAATTGCAAACCGCATGGCATTGACTGCCGCCCGACCCTTCACCAACATCTTGGTTGCCGGATCAAGTGCATTAGTCAGGAACACCACGGCATCTGCATTTTTCAACACCGATCCGCTGCCGGTCTTAATCGCGCCACCACTCTTTTCAATCTCTGCCCGCAGATCCCTATAACCCTTTTCACCAATGATCATTTCACCGTTGGCCAGCTTCACTGCTTCCCGGTTGGCAAGAATGGCTTTAGTAACGGCACGGGTCACACCGGAAAATGAAAGGATTCCGCGCCTGCCCGCAAGGGTGGCTTCAAGACTCTGCCGCTTTTCATCCGTCCAATCTTTTGTGACTTCAGCAAGATCCAAAATGATATCCATCATCGGGCGCATTTGCTTAGTTTCTTCATCGAAAACCTTTGCAAACGGCTTGATTGCATCCTGCACGCGACGTTCAGAGCCCAACCGCATGAACGCAGCAGACAACGCTGTCTGCGCCGTGAAGGCATCAATGCCCACGTTTCGCATCAGACCCATTGCAATCAGCATGTCATCAAAAGACTGCCGGAACGGGGAACCCTTACCCATCAACTTGGGGAACGCCCCGATCATGTCGCGTGTTTGAAAGTTGGTAAGCTGTGTCACCCGCAACAGCTTGTCAGTCATAAGTGCCGCTTCCCCAACATCACGCCCGTATGCCTTCAGTGAAGCAGACGCAATGGCAGCAGCATCAGCCACGCCCAACTGACCCATGGAACCGGCAGCAAGATCCAAAGACGAACGCAGCACGGTCATGGAATCAGCCGCATCAAAGCCCGTAGCACCCAAGACTTCCAAGCCTTCAGCGGCTTCCAGTGGGCTAAACTGCGTGGCAATACCAGCACTGATTGCAGCGTTTTCAAGCAGTTTCAATTCCCGCGTGGTGGCCTGCGTGATCCCACTGACTGATGCCATCTTGAATTCAAATTCAGAAAAACCCTTTGCTGCGCTGAACGCACCTGAAAGCAACTTGGCACCGGCAGTGAAAGCAGCAAACCCCTGCCCCATCAGTTTCAGTGAAGCCGTGGCCGAACGGGTATGCCCGGCAAAGCCCATCATGCCGGAAGACATGTGGCGCATCATTTTGCCAAGGCCACCATCCTTGCCTTGAAACAAAAACCCCGTGCCCATCAGGCCGCCATTCAGTGCCATTAGTCACGCCTTCCAATTGGCCAATGGCTGCCCGCGTTCGCTATCCTCTTGCCGCACGCGCTTCTTTTTGCCGCTGTTCTGTCACCCGATTCAACAGCCACAAGAATTGCTGCATGTCCAGTTCCCAAGCTTCCTTCCACGATATGTTCAGGCCACTGCCGTCTTGCTGCCACATCAGCCCAAACACGCCTTCAAGAATTTGTTCCCGGCTCATCACCGGGAACATGGCACCGATCAGTTCCGCTGCCGTCGCATCCGTGCCCTTTTCGATATACCAACCGCCGGAATCAGGAACCGTGAATCGCCAAAAGGGATGTCGAAATCATAGGTTTCCCCGCAGGATGGGCAAGCCACATCAATGGTAGTGTCAACACCACAGTCCACCTGATCCATGTAATCACGCAACGCTTCTGCATCCTGCGTGTACATTTCCGATTCAATCCACTTGGGCAGATCCACACCCTTCACCCCTTCCACTTCCAGCACACGCATGCGCAGGGCTGCGCTTGATAGCTTCTGTCGCTGTTGGTGCTGTATCTTGGCAAACTTCAGTTCATCTTCGCCGGTGGCCAGCTTGAACCAACACGTGCGCTTTGCAACTTCCAGCCCGAACGCAAACTTGTTGTCACCGGATTCCAGTATCGCCCGGCTTGCCTTCGGAAGTTCCTGCACGGTCAGTGCGTCAAGGTCCACTGCATTAGACTGATCCTTTTCCCCGCATTCCGTACACGTGGCGGGAATTTCATAATTCTTCCCATCCTTCACGCTGATCTTCCTGAGATTAACCAACATGTGGAACCTGTCACCCTGCAACAGTTTCAGCGGGTTCAGCCGCGCACCGTCTTCAATTCCCCACCCCGCATACACGCCCGGATCATCGACACCCAACAGGCAGGCGTCAAGGATTTGGGAAAGGGCAACGCCGCTGCGCATCTTGGCCCGATCCGCCAACGCATTCTGTTCCTTCACCTTCATTGGCCTGATCCGGTACACCATCCCAGACGGTGCCGTGAACTGTTGGCCATCACCCCCAATGGGTACTTCTTTTATGGGATCTTCTTTGGATGTCTTGGGCGGGTCTTTCTGTGGCATCACATTGCCCTTTCATTTGATTGTTTCATTGTCCATTAAGTTAGCACCGACACGGGGCACCGGAATGCCCCGCATCAGCTAAGGGTTGACAGCCTTGATCAAGCCGCTTCTTCCCAATAGTCACAGGCAATCACCACCGACTCTGCCCGGTGGTCATCACTTGTTGCGTCAAAGTCACCTTCACTGAACCGCTTGCACCATGCGTTGAAACACCTGATGCGCTTCACGTCGTTCCCGGCCCGATCCAACTGCACAACGTCAATCGTGCGGTACAGATCAGACGGGTTGGCACCGGTGCCTTCAGCCACAGCAACGCATTCCTTCATCCACTGAAGCAGATCAGTGTCATCATCGAACACGCCCCGTTCCAACGTGATGTCAGGGAACGTGACAGTGGCACCCGGCTGCTTCTTAGCAATCAGGGAACCGCCTTGCTTGTAACTCGATTCACCGACTTCCACAGCAAGTTCCGAACAGCTTTGGAATTCGGCAGACACCACCTTGTCAATCTCAACAAGGAAAGTGCCTTTCAACATGAAATCGCGTGCCATGGTAGCAACCCTTTCACTTTAAATCAGACGGCAAAAACAGCACACCGATCATGCTGCTTCGTCAAACGCCCGCGTGTCTTTCGATACTTCCACATTGATGAACTCAGCAGGCGTGGCCATGGCCAAGCCCATACGAACCTTCAGCTTCCCCTTCGCAACCTGCGGTGCCGGGTTCAACTCCTCGGATACATCCACAAAGAAAGCCGTTTCCGGGTTCTTCGAAGCAAACGCGCCAATGCCCATCTGCCCGCGCAAGTAGATTTCCACCATACGCTTGACCCGCGCACGCAGTTCCGGGGTGTTGTTTTCGTGCTTCACGAATTGCAACAGTTCCACCACATCGTGCTTGATATGGATCACGCCCCGGCTTTGGTTCACGAACGGCCAATTGCTGTTGCTATCCAACGCCCGTCCACCGTCCACATGCCGTGGCCCGGCTGCATACTGCGTGATGGGGTTGATGCGTTCGGGGTAAAGCAAATCCCTGATTTCATCCCGCAGCACTGCTTCATCCTGGAAGCCAATGCACCCACGCAGGTGCCCGTTTTCCGTGCCAGCCGGTGACTTGTAAATGCCACCCTTTTTGGTGTTATCCAATCGAGACATCAGACCCATGATCCCACCGGACGGGGGAACATCAACGCTGTCTTCATTGCCGTACACCGACACGGACGGGTTCACAACCTTGTACCATGGCCAATAAACCGAACCGTTGCCCGCACCGTCTTTCAACGCTGCCGTGGTTCCAACATACGTGATGGCCTGCGTGTACGTGTTGCCCGTGGGGGTGTCAAAGACCACATACACCATGCCTTCACGGTACGTGTCTGCGTACACGATCAGGCCGGACGCAACGCCCGCTGTGGCCCTACCAGGAACGGCCAACAGGGAAAGGTTGTGGATTGCGTTTAAGCCATACAGGCCATTCACACCGGCTTCACTGCCAATGAAATCTGCATCAGCAATGCTTGCCAATCCATCGTTGCCACCGGTCATTGCGGCAGACGTGGCATTTGCCGGACGTTGCGCAGTGACGGAACCAGCCGCATCTTGATCTGTCACACTGATCAGGCTGCTGCCCGTGTCCGCGTGATTGATCACGGTTTCACAGAAGTTGGCAAGGGTATCACCCATGGAAATATTCTTCCACCGCTCCTTTACCAACCCGGACACCAACACGTACAGGTTGAATTCACTGGCAGTGCCGCTTGTTGCGGCTGCCACCTGCACGGTGATGTTCGCGGCAAAAACGCCTTCAGTCTTGCCGTTGCATACCAACGTGTTGACTGCCGTGCCTGCGCTGCCGTAGTTCACCGCATTGTCAAAGCCAATTTCATCATCAGCCGTGGAAGCCGCAAGGATCTGCACGCTTGACGCTGCGCCGGTGGTGTTGGAAGTGATCGTGATGGTGGTGGTGCCGGAAACGGTAACACCGCTGCCTTGCGTCACTGCCAATTCAATGATCGTCTTCAATTCCGCACCCGTCACGTTGGCCACATCAGCCACGTTGCCTGTGCCGGTATTCAGATCCACAGGGAAGCCCAACACCGCGTTGGACGTGCCACCGGTAATCTGCACCTTGGAACTTGTGCCCAACACATCAGATATGATCCGAACGGTGTTGCCACCAATCACGGTGCAGCTTGCACCGATCAGACCCGCGTTGATCACTGCCGCCACTTCTTCAGCGGTTGCAGCACCAATTGCGGAAAAGGAACCGGTCAAAAAAGTTACGGTCTGCGTGCTGCCGCCATCAATCTGCACGGTCAGGGTTTCCGCATTGCTAAGGGCAAACGTTTCCGTGCTTACGCACGTTTCAACAGCGGCAACCGCAGTGATCGTTGCCGTTTCTTCCGTTCCGGGTATTGCGGTGTCAACCAAGACTTCCAGGGTGTCACCACTGGCCAACGCGAATGTGGCACTGTTGGTGCTGATCACGGCACCGGCAGACGCACTTGCCGCAGCCGTTTGCAACGTGACAGCACCCTTAGCAGCCGTGGCCAACGTGCCAGCATCCACATCCGAATAATGGACCACGCGCACGATCCAAGCATACTTGCCGCCTTCACGGAAAAACTGCGCAACGGCCAAGGCCATGTCACTGTTGGCGTTGTAGCCACCGAACTTTTCCACATATTCCGTCCAAGAGGTGACAAGGGTGGCTGCACCAATCGGGCCACGGTCAGCAACCCCAATGAACCCGGCCACTGCTGTTGGCTTTTCAGCCAAATCTTTCATCAATGGCGTGGCATCAGAAGCCTTCACGCCCGGACTAAGTTGCGTCGTCATGTTTGATGCTCCTTATTTCTTGGGTTCGGGCTTGGGTGCCACCCTGCCTGCCTGTGCAGCCTTGGGTGCCTGCGCCTGAACCGGTTTCTTTTTCGCTGGGGGGATGGCCACATTGGCCTTGATACGACCACGCGCCAACGCAGCGGCAACATCGGGGCATTCCAAAACCGAGTCATGGAACGGGCCAGCCTTCACGCCAACCATCAGGTGAATGGCAAACGGAACGCGCCGCACCTTCCCCTTGCCAGCATCACCGGGCAACTTCTGCCGCGTACACAAGCACTTCCCGGATTGCACACAATACACATCGTGTTCCAAGTGCAAACTGATCGGTGCCCTTGTCAAATTCTCAAGCCTAATCATGGTAATTGCTCCTGTGTCACTGTCGGATCATCTGTTACGGTCCACCCGCGTTCAACAACTGCACGGTCATCATCTTCATGCCTGAACCCGCGCACAACAAACGGGCAAGAAAACTGATGAACACGGTTGCGCCCACCGGTGGTTGCAAGCTGCAACTTGGGCGGATCGGTCAAAATCAGCGGGAACGATTCAGCGTCTTCATCCTCAAATGTTAGCCACACGTGCTTCACAGTCAGAAAGAAACGATTCACCACCTTCTTCAAGGCCATCAATTCGTTCCTGTTGTCACTGGCAACAACCAAAGTGAACAACAACTTGACCCATTCAACGGGTGCCTTCTGCACCCACTGCGGACCTGTTGCCGTTCGCTTCCTTGCTTGCTGATTCCTGTAAAGCCGGTCCCACTCTTCATCCGGCCCTTCAACAATCACAATCGGCAAACCTGCGCTTGCAACATCCACAGAAGCAACACCAAGTTCATCCACTTCTGCGTGATCCAAGTCAGTCAGCCAAGCCACGTTTGGCAAGCTATGACGTTTTAAAAGAACGAGCAACGCACGGACAATTGCCGAATCTCTCGATTCCCCAACCAATGCGGTCAGTTGATATGTGAACGCATCGGGTCCTATAACGGTTTCAGTTGTGTTGCCATCATCATCAAGCCGATTCACCACAATGTCAACATTCTTGGGCAAATCAGAAACGCTGTCTACATACACCGGAACCACAAAATACAGCAGCGTTGGGGCAACAACCTGCACCTTTGAAGACAGCACCCCATTGACGGAAACACTCATGGTCAACTGTTCATCACCACCACCCGTGCCGGACACAGGCAACCGGAAGTCTTCACCCCACAGCCGTACCAAATACCCACCTGTGGGTGGTCCAACGATTCGGTCCAAATGATCAAAGCGCAATGCCATCACAACCCCAACGCTTTCTGCCAATCCTTGGGCAATTCCTGCAACTTCTTCTTCACCCACGTATCATAGGTTTGCTGAAGAAAGCTGCGCCGGGGAATGATCACATTTTTGCTTCTGCCTGCGCGGTGCGTTCCAAACTCATGCACAGCCGCAATGTTTGCCAATGACCGCGTGCCGCTCTTATCCCTGTGTTGCGCCTGCCTTAATACTCCCACAAAATATCCCTGCCCAACCTTGCGCACAATCACGCTGCGCCGCAGTTGCCCGGTAACAATCAGGATCTTCGGATTGCGCACCTTTTCCTTGCGCTGCCGTTGCATCAACGTGCTGGCAGCAAGCGGTTCCCATGGCGTGCCGCCCGGCTTCTGATTGGTAATTCCCTTGACCACTTCAGCCTGAAACTCATGCGCATACAAAGCTGTCAGCCTGCCTTCTGCAACCTGAACCTTCTTTGCCAGTGACGCCATGAACCCCGCAGCCTGACCGGAAGACATCATTGCTGCTGCCTGTCATCAATAGTGATTGCCAAAATATTCCGCTTGGGATTATGCAACGCCAACCCGTAACTGTCGGGCACCGCCTTCACAACGTATTGCCCCGGTGGGTTTGTGAATGTTTCAATCAACGTTCCATCCTTCTGATACAACGCCGCAATTCGATCACCGGGTTTGATCAATGCCCGGCCATCAGTCCCAACCAAGCCGTTCCGTTCCAACCACTTAAAATGCGCAAGATACACCGTGCGGGTCTTTGGAGTCTGCCCACCCGCCATCTGCTGCTGTTCGTTGACCCGTTCTGTATGGATCTGAACAGGCACCCGCACTTCAGCCATTTCCCTGCGGCTGGATTGGCCAACAGGATTCCCCGCCACTGCGGTTTTGATTGGTTCCCGGAAATCTTCATCGTACCCACCACCGACAACATCAGCAGTGGCTTGGGTATCCAGCCTGCACACCCCAATTAAAAATTTGCTAATCAACCGTCCTCTTGGCATGTGGCACACCTTTGAAGATTTATGACTTTTTTAATTGCACGCAGCAATCCGTCATATTTTGCCAACTCTGAATTGCTGTAAGCAATCGCAAGCACGCCTGCCCGCGCCTGATCACAATCAATCCAGAATTCAAATCTTCCATTGGTCTGCTTGTTGGCCCGCAGCAACGCATGACCCTTGGCCATCATGAACGCTGCAAGTGCTAAATCTTCCACTTTTATACCACACGAACCGCCTTGACGCATAACATTAGTGCCACTCCCAAACCTGACCGCGTGCCGTAACTCTTGCACCCGTTGGTCAAATTGAAAGCATGCCCCGTTGCGCCACTTATCCTTGGCTTCACTGTGCAGCAGATCGTTTTCATCAAACACAAAGTCATGCTTTTCACGCCTTGACTGCGCCAACTCCACGCCCTTCAACGGAACCCCTTCAAGCAACAGCCACGCGGCAAACCCGATTGAATGCGTATGGTATATCACACAACCCCCATTTCTGTTGGCCTATGAAACTGCGCAATAACATCATCAATTTCGGGATCACCAGTGGGGTAAGAATTGACATTGCTGCCCTGCCCCGCGCCCGCCCGTGGGGCAAAGGAAACTGACTGTGTTTTTGTTTTGATAGAACTGACCCTGTGCGCTTCACGCCTGTCTTCCATTTCATCCGGGTCATCAAATGTCGGCAGCATGCGCCACACGATCTTCACCGCTGCATCACGCAATTCTTGGGGTGGCGTGTTCACCACCAAAATATTATCCTCATCTTCATACACTTCCGTGTACCCGAACACACCCTTGACTTCCACGTTGTGCCTGCCTTCAGGAAATTTGTACGCGGGATCGTAGAAGGCAATGTGCGGATCTGCACGGTCATCTTCCAGCGTGTTCCTGTTCCTGATGTGCCGGTTGCCAACCCGCATCACTTCATCATCAACATCCCACACCGGATCATAATCCTTGTCTAAATAATTCACTTCTTCCAACGCATCAATCGGGTGCCTGAACGGCAGCCGGTCCATGCCGTTGCCATCGAACCGGGCCACGATGTACCGCAGATCAAAGATGTTTGCCGTGGCCCTGTAAATCAGGCTTGTTGCTGCCTGCAACTTGCTGCCAACTTCAGCATCCGTGGCATCAGCTTCAGCAATTCCCCAATTCCTGACATCCTGAACCGTGGCCACCTGCTGCCTGTACCGGTTGGCACCCGGATCTGCCACGCACAATTCATACCCGTGTGTGGTCCATTCATCTGCTGCCGCAATCTTCCACCGAACCGCAACCAAGTAGTGCCCCTTGTCAGCATCAGCCGGAACAGTCCATGGGATCACGTACCGGCCAACGCCCAACAGGGTGGCACTCAAATCAATAACAGCCCAATCAACCACTTCGGTCAGGCCAGTGGCTTCACGAAGGAACACCTTGAAGTCAGCAGAACTTGCAGCCTGCAAGAATCCGTTCGCATCCATTGCAAAAAACCACAACCTTGGATTGGTTGTGGATACCACTTCGCTCTGCTTCAGGTGTTCCATGTTCGATGCTCCGTTATTTCTTCGCCGGGTCTGAATCTAAACCATTCAGCTGCCCATGGATGACTCCCGGTGCCACTTCAACTGCATCCATTGTGTCTTCCCCGGCCTGCGGTTGTCCACTTTCCGCTGCCTGCGCTTCTTCAGCAGCAGCCTTGTGCAAGCTAATCATATTGAACAGCACGCCCCTGAAATTGCTGAACCCTGTGTGAAGCCCGGTGACAACCGCATGTCTTAACGGGGCAACAGCAGACTGCGGCAACTGGCCACCATGCATCTTCAGGCTGATGTTTTCTGCAATCTCCTTTTCTTGGAATTCAACCAAAAACGCACACATGGCATCGAACAGCACAACCTGTTCCGTTGTAAGCGTTGGTCCGCCCAACGCAGCCTTCAGCCTGTCCTTCAACGGGGCAGCATCAGGTGCCTGCGCCTTCTTTTCTTCCGACATGGGTCTTTCCCTTCATAAATTTACAAGACGCTTCAGGGCACGCATGCATGCGTCAAACCCTGTGCATTCACTGTTGGTGTAATTAATCGCAAGCCGCTTCCACAGGCTGCCGCCCGGATCGTCAAAAATAAACCGGTACGCGCCACGATTCGGCTTACACGCAACCACCAACTTCACATCGTTCACGATCATCCATGCAGCCAATCCCAAGTCACTGGCAATCACCTGCCCACGTTCAGCATCACGGTACTGTGGATTTGACTGCGCAATTTCACGCAGGGTGCGCACTTCCCTATCGTACCGGAACAGATCGCGTGAAGCATATGCACCAATATCAGATTCCCACTTCCGTTGCTCGCTTGGCAGGAATGTGAAAGTATACCTGTAACGGTCATCCATCACGGCATCCTTCAGCATCCAACCAAGCTGCAACAAGAAGGAAGCAACCCCAAGATTCGTGGTTTGTAATTGATCAGCCATTGGGTTCCTATCCCTTCGTGGTGGACGCCTTGCGTTTGGCCGGTGCTTTTCGTTTGGCCTTGGCCGGGGCCCTTTTCTTTGCCACAGGCTTCACGACCGGGGGGGAAGCAGGGGCAGGGGCAACCGCTTCAGCCAACGTGCCCGCATCTTGCGTGGCACCGTGATCAACCAATTCCCCTTTCTCGTTCACTTCAACCATCTTCGGTGTGGAAGCACGGGATGCCCGCGCCCCAAGGTCTGTGTTTTCATTCAACGTCACTTCATCCAACCCCGCATCCCAATCCTTACTGCCGTCCACTTCACCCTTCACCACCTCGCTTGTGCGGGTTGGAACATCCGGGTGGACTTGTTCCGGTTCCGGCAACGCCTGCACAACACCGGGAAGGTCCGCACCCGGCCCAACCAAGTCACGTGTCCGGCCAACAGGGCTGGCCTTGATTACCACCGGGGCAGCAGCGGGTTCATCCTGGAAATCAACAGCACTTTCAGGATTACCCTGCGGAATAAACCCGGCCTGCTGCATCTGCTTCCTGCGCCGTTCCTTGATTTGTTCCTGCAATTCTGCCGGGGTGATGGACTCGAAAACCGGCAGACTGTCAGGGTCAGCGGGGTTGGTCAGTGCCGTTTTCAGGTAAGGAACAACCCCCGCATCAACCGTGTACCACCCCTTGTCTTTGTGAAAAATCGTTGACCCAATCGTGTACGTTTTACACTTGGCCTGCACCCTGATCCGCACCAACAGTTTGTCTTGTCCCATCGTCATTGCTCCTTCTTATTTCACAATGCCACGTTCACAACGAACGCAGCCAACCATCTTCAATTAACATCATTCCGAACCCCCGGAACAACAACAGGCACGCCACCACGCCCACCCATTGCAGTCAGCCCGCCAATACTATAAACAGGCTTTGCTGTGGCCACCCACGCAGCCATTTTCCTGCCACCCGTGCCAGTTGCACGCGGCAAGTCTTGCTTCGCTTTGCCATCTTCCACAACACCGGCACGTTCAGGTTCAACGGCAACGGCTATTTTCTCTTGCGATCTGACTTCAAACACCGCACCGCTGTCAGGATTTGAAGGATTCACCAACACTCCACGGAACACTTCAGCCGCACTATCTTCCACCACGAACCATCCCGCACCCTTGTGGTAAACCCTGCCACCCATCGTGTATGTTTTACATTTCATGTCCGGCTTGATTCGTACCTGCATGGATCTGCCTGCTTTATTTTCGATCAGCAACAACAAACAATTCAACGCCATCACTGCCAAGGTGCAGCACTTCTTTCTGTGTCACATTCTTCAATACTTCTTCCAACAAATCCTTCCCAATAGCACCACCGACAAACAAAAATTTTGTTTCCTGAATCATGCAATTCAACCGGTTCCTTGCCAGTTCAATTTCACCACTGCCAAGCACCCGATCCAAAACGCCAACACAGACAGCAACTACAGCCCTGCGCGGGATTCCATTATCTTCAAACACATCACCATGCCTGTATGATACAAGCGAATCAAAGACCCAATTTAAATGCTCTGCCACAGCCCGCTTCTGCGGATCTTTTTCAATTCCAATCACACTAAAGCCAATCTCTTGCAGCATCCTGCTTTTCCCACCAGTGCTCGACCCAACGTCATACGCACGCCCCGCACGCAAATTGTTTTCGTTGCAGAAACGATGAACATGTTGAAACCACCCGGACGAATTCACAACATCCCAATCGCCAAAGGCAGGATGATCAATCTGTTCCCGCAGTACATGCCCGTTCTGAAATTGCACCAACCTGTCTTCCAAATCAACCCACATCTGATTCACTTGCTTGACTTCAACCGGAACAGGAAGCCCGCAAACAATGAACCGGCCACTTCTATGATGCCCGTCGAGCATTTCATATTGCCCATTCCCGTGCAAAATAGCTGGTGCAGCAAATTCCGAATCTATCTCTTCGCCTTGAAGCGCACGCAAGGCTTCAATTCTTCCCACCGCTTCATCTTCTGTCATCCCGTATGCACCACGTATCGCCTTGAAATACGTTGTTGATCGGTAATCACCACCACTTTCCAATGCCCGGTAAACATCACACACGGCAAGATTTGCAGCATTCCCCCGCCTTGCTCCGTCAATGCTTAACCACCGTACGGGAACTTGATGAATGATGCGCTCTGTCATTTCTTTAATATTCCAGGCTTGGCCAACGCAAAAACATCACGCTTTTCCGTCTGCCCGATGTGAACAACTTCCCTGTTGGTCACTTCACCAAGCCACTTCATGTATGGTTCTGTCTCAAAGGAAACAATCGACTTGTTCAAGGAAACGTCACCAACAGCACCACCATCAGTGATGAATACCCGTGTTTCCTGCACCATGCGCTTCAGCCGGTCAATCACAAGCTGATGATACCCTTGGCCAAGAAACCGGTGCAGCACACTGACACACACAGTCAACGCTGCCCCACCCCCGTGTGGTGGCACGCCTGTTTCATTGGTCAAGTCGCCACTCCGGTACGATACAAGCGAATCAAAAATCCAATTGCAATACGATGCCACAGCACGCGCATTGTCATCAATTTCCACGCCGATCACGCTGAAACCAAGCCCGCGCAACATCCTGCTGATGTGCCCCGTGCAAGATCCAAGATCCCACGCCGTGCCCGCGCTGCCTTCATTCACACTAAACATCTCTTGATAAACAAGCCAATCCTTGATCAATTCCGTGCGCCTGCCTGACCTGTCAATTTCCCAATCCCTGAATTCAGGATGTTCAATCGGCTGATACAGCAACCGCCTTCCACTATAAATTCTTTCCAACCGATCCTTGAACGCAAGCCACATCGGGTCAACCTGATTCAAATCAACGGGAATTTCAGTGTGCCCATCAACGATCATCTTGCAAACCCGGTGATGGGCATCACGAAGTTCATAGACACCATTGGCGTGCAGGATCACAGGCGCAGCAAAGTCTTCCCATATTTCAGATTCAAACAAACCCCGCAGCTTGTTGATCCGCGCCCGTGCCTGTTCAGGCGACATGCCCAACCCATCAGTGATCACTTTGAAATATTCCGAACCTTCCCCGGATTCGCCACGCTTCATTGCCCGGAACAAACCACAAGCCGCCAACTCTGTTGGCACCGTCCCCAAGGCACCTTCAACACGCAGCCACGGAACGGGAACAAGATATTTTTCGCCCATATCAATCACCATGTTTTTCCTGTGAAGTGCCGAACCAATGCCCACCCTGGAAGATTATCGTATTCACTAAACCGTTTTTCTTGATCAACAACATCAGCAGCCATGCCAGCAATCGCACCACTCAGGGCATACCAATCATACACATCCCCTGTACGCCTGAACCGTTCCAATATCTTCCCAACTGCCCCATGCACCCACGTCATTGATTCAGGCCGGAAACGGGCTTTCTGCGCCAAGCTGAAATAACGCTCATAAATTCCAAGCAACGTCCACTTCGGGCTGTGCTGCCCAAGTATCCCACAATGGATCGGGTCAACATGGTGCAGAACGTTTGCAACAGCGACCCTTCCCCCATCCTCTTGCAACTTTTTCATTTGCCCAACGTCGCAAGACAGGCCATCTGTGAACGTGTATTTTCTGATCAAGTCTGCATCATACGCCTTCACCCCAAAAATTGCCCGCCCAAGATGCACATCCCACAACCCCGCGCACGCAATGGCAACATCATCTGTTTCGTTGATCATCCGGAACAGCGTGGCAATGGCGTTGGGATACAACACCATGTCATCATCAACTTGCACAAAATACTTTGTTTTGCACCGATCAATCATCTGCTGAAAGGCAGCACTCATTGGTTCAATATTCTTGATTTCCCTGACAGCGAACCGCGCCGTTTGCCCATGCAAAGCTTCCACCACATCGCTGTAATTAATCCCTCCCGTTGTCACAACGAACACTGTAAGCATTTCAGTCAAGTCATACGACCGGGCAAAATCAGGAATCAAACAGTGCTTCCGAACAGCCTTGAACGAGACCGGGGCAGGGGCAGGCGTGGAAGGAACAGGCACCATCGCACCTTCACCACTTTTCGCTTTTCCTTTTTCCGTTTCCACAACCCGGCACAATTCACGCAACGACTCTGCCCTAATTGACCAATCCCACGCACGGACCATTTCCGCACGGTTCGCACGACCCATTGCAGGAAGCAAGTGCCGGTTGTCACGCAACCGAACCAACTCCTTCTGCACCGCTTCAACCGTCCTATCCACAATGATTGCACCGCTGGAAAAAACTTCCGGGGCAATGCCGGTGCGCGTGCTTATCCACGCCCGCCCGCAGGCTGCCGCTTCAAGCAACATATTGGGGGTGCCTTCAATCCATTCCTGCGAACAGCACAGCACCACATCAACGCCTGCGTAAAACTCAGGCATTTCTTCAATCGGACGCCACCTGTCTTTCCTGTCTGCCATCACAAGTTCAACACCATCAACGCCATCAATTGCAGCATGCAACAATGGCATGCCCTTCACATCAGCCCAACGCCAATCAGTATTTGTGGACCCTGCCCACCCCACACGCAGCGGCGTGTCATTCAAATCGGTGCGGTATTCACTGAACCGGAACAGGCCGGTATCAACCCCATCTTGACAGAATCCAAACTGATGTTCACCAACCGCATACCCAATTTCAGAACTGACAATCCGAAACAGATTGAAGTTGGCAAACATATGATAAGGGGTGAACTTCAAGCCTGCCACCAACTGTTCGCGTTCCCACGTTCCCACACCCCACGTGGCTGCATCATAGTGCGCAATGATCACAGCGGTGTGTGGACCCAACTTGTCTTTGATGTCTGCAAGTGCTGCATACCACATCAGAACAACAATATCATAATCAAGCACCGCAACATCGGGCAATTCAAGCAGTGACAGCCTGTCAACAATAAATTCATCAGACAGGAACCGGGCTTGCTGTTGTGCTATTCTGGAAAATGCCCAATTAGGACGGTCATACACGATCAGCACACGCTTTTTCCCGCCACCTGAACAACCACCCGTGGAAGCACAAGCAACAGGGGATTCAACTTCCCCTGCACAATCACATTCATTTCCAACCACGCCACCCCCGTCAACTGCCCCGATCTGCACCGCAGGCTTGCCGCTGTGGCCGTCACTGCCATCAGCAGGAACATCTGGCAGCACATCTTCACACTTGGCCTTCACGGGCAAAATACGAAGGTTCAAATTCCTCTTGGCCAGTGCTGTTCCAAACTTTCCAACCTTCAACCACGCTTCGCCACGTCCGATCTGTTCCACTTCATCCATCAGCCGGAACCATTCACCAAACCCACCCTTGTACGTTTTCACTGCGAACGGATACCCCGCCAACCCATGCATGGAAGGCACGTGGAATTTTCCAGCCCGTGCTTTGCACCCCAACGTCACCACGGGGCAACCCAACCGGATCACATCCAACACCGTGCTGCCCCATGACTCTTCCACCAACGGGTTCACAAACCCCGTGGCCTGTGACAGCACGTTGCCGATATTTTCCACATCAGCAGCAGCGTGGAACCGGAACTGCGCAGTGCCCGCCCCACGGAACAGTTCAGGCTGCCCACCGGAACCGTACACCCACAGCAATGAATCCGGGTGCTTAGGCGCATAGTGCTTCTTCCAGCTATTCACGAACCGGACCACCTGCGAATTGATCACCCCCGCGTACACCCACAAGTGCTTACCACTCCGGACCAATTGCCGGGCTTCAACATCAGCCTGCCCAACAGCCAACCTGCGAACAGGAAGCACGCACGGCTTCACATCCATCCATGGGTAACGCTTTTCCAATTGGCCAGCATATGGGGTGAACGGGGTGAATACCCTTGCGCCTTCCAGCGCACTGCGCACATCGTTCCGTTCAAACCAACCATCAGGCATCAGCGGAATGATCACGGTGTGATCAGGCCACGGCACCAACTCGTCATTGACAGCGGGAAACACGGTCAAGTTCCCATCGAACCCACCCCACACAGTATCAGCATCAGACGCCACACCCGGCCTGCACCAACGCTTGGCACCGTGCCGCACCGGCAACACGTCCTGCGCCAACAGATCATCAGCAACGGCTTCCACCACTTCCACATGATCAGGGTTTGGATACACGCCACGATCCGCAGCGAACCTTCCCGTGACAACAAACTTGCGCCGCTCCGCATCACCGAACAGATCACGGTAATGCAGCACTCTTTCTTCCCATCGAAACGATTCAACACTCGACCGGGCAACATGCGCCAAAGTTTCAAGTTTCACCCGATCTGTCACCAAAGAAGAAATGGCGTCTGCAATCGAGCCAACAGACCGGCCAACAAAGATCCCGTTATAATTCGGCACAATCACTTCAGGCATAATCCCCACCTGCGTGGTAATCACAGGCTTGCCGGATGCAAGTGATTCCAACGGTGGGTTGGGGGTGCCTTCCCCTTCAGCACTTGCGCACACATAACAATTAATTTTCTTGTAAAATGTTTCACACATCTGATCATGCGGAATGATCACCCCGCTGTGGCTGTCTGCCACCACCAACTTCACGCCCGTCTTCTTCACCGCCTGCCGGATCAGATCAAAGCCCTTAATATTTCCACCGGCCTGACTGTTGCCCGCCCACCCCACAGTGAAATCCTGCGGCAGCGGTGTCTGATGGAACTTGTCAAAATCAACCCCATCCATGGTGGTCACAATGCGCAGCCGCATCCTGTCTTCATGATCCAACCCATCCCACAGCCGCTTCCTGATCCTGTCATTGGCCACGGCAAACCCATCAGCACGCTTCACGATCAAGTTCCAAAACACAGGATTGTCAGGCCAACTGAACCCATCGTACAGGCCAATGTAAACCTTGTCCGCAATCAGCCCGCGCTGATCCAACCACGGGAAGCAAGCCCACCACAGGCAAAACACAGCGTCAAAACGCTTCTGTTCCAATTGCGGAAACTCCCCAAACGGAATGGCGGTGAATTTGTAAAGGTTGGCCAGATGGAACATGATCTGCTGCGCTATTCGATCAAACGCCCAATCACGTTGTTCCATCGTGATCAGCATAGTTGGCTTTTCGGTCATTGAAGCCACTCCTGTTATTCTGTCTTATTTCGCCAACTGCGTATCAAGAAAAGGGTGCCCGCCTGTATTACCAACAACAAGCAGGCACGCCTTGTGCCGCATTAAAACGCGGGCTTAAAGCTGCGCCCGAACGATGAACTTCAACCCGGTGGTTGCCGTCACCTTCACGTTCGTGGCGTCGTGTGTTCCTTCGGTGATGATGAACCCGGCACCGGCAATGTAACCGGCACTGGTATCCACAGGGATCACCAACACTTCATCTGGAACCGCGCCCAACCCATGGGGGATGCTCTGTTCCGAACCATCCGCAGTTTGCTCCGCACTCTTGAAACTGTTCCCACGCGCAACAAGCGATTGAAGCAGCGAGTACAGATCGGGTGCGTGCTGTTTTGCCGCGCCGCTTCCGGGGAAATCAGCAGGCATTGAAATATTGGCCATGTTCCTTGCTCCTTATTCAGCAGCCCGCAAGCCATGCAGGATGCAATTCAAACAGAACCGGCCCGGTGCCTAGTAAATCACCAACGCCTTCAAGATCACACCGGTCAGATCCACGCCGTTGCCCACTTCCACACCGGTGGAATACAGGTACACCTTAACCTTGGCGTTGGCTGCGTCATAAACGCCATAATGCGCCCCGGTATACGGGAACAGCACAAGCTGCGCTTCGCCGGTGATCAGTGCCGCAATGACTGCCGGTGGCAGGGTGTCTGAGAAATCAGCAGCTTCACCGCCGGTGGGGTAACTGGCATCCATGGTGATGCCGAACGTGTCCAGGAATGTGGGTGCAGACGCCTGCCCGCCAAACTTCTTTGCTCGCGTGATGGTAGCAGCCATTTTGCTTGCTCCTTCTATTCAGAATTAAGGGGCACCACAAGGGCACCCCACGGTTTGTTCACTTCAGCACGTTGTTCGCTTCAGCCGATCAGGTAGCGATGGCAGACGTGTTCACAACGGCATCTTCTTCCTGGTAATTCGCGCCGACCCGGAACGTGGCCACGATAATCACCACACCCGCGCTGATATCCTTGTCGGTTTCCAGCATGATGTTTCGCCAAATACCACCGATGAAATTCTTGGGGTTCATCAACAGGCAGGAAGTTTGGTTGGTCCCAATCCCCTGATCTTCAGGCATCATGTCAAAGGCACGGACGGGAATGCCGTGGAATCCAGGCTCACGGGTTCCGGTCAGGAACGCATCACCCAACGCGGTGCCGCGATTGGAAAGCTGATCGATGTAATCATGCTGCGCGTTGTGCGAAGTCATGTACACCATCTTGGCCTTGTCGCGCCGGTACTTGTTGGGCATGGATTTCTTGATACTGGAAAGCAGCGTGGTTTCCAGGGCTGCACCCGCGGCATTCACCGCGTGACTTGTGGCAGCAGCCAACCCGCCGTTGAACATGGCAAGGTAGGGATCGGCAGATGTGGTGATGCCCTGGATGAACAGTTCATCCAAGTCAACGCCAACCCGTTCACGCAAGGCTGCCATGATGGTGTTCTCCATCTGCTTGCCTTCAATGTTGTCTTCCAACACATCGTAGGGCAGCCGGATTTCCGCCTTGGCTTCATGCGTGGTGATGGTGACGGTTTCAGTGGTGGCCTTGCTGCGTTGCGATTCCGGCAAAGCCTGTCCGGACGTGGCCGCATGCATCACCCGGCTGCCAAACCCGATCTTTTCGAGCTTCGCCGTGTGACTCTTCAGTCCGCGCATAAAGACAGCGGGCATGAAGTTGGCCTGTTCGATCATTTTCCTCAGAAACTTTTTGGCCTTCTCATCCAACAGATAACCACCGTCATTGATCAGATCAGTGACGGTCATGTCTGCTTTCGCCAACACATCTTTGTTGCTCCGCATGACTTTCCTCCAACTGTGAAAGGTGGGCTTCTCTGCCCGGTGTTACTTTTCAGACAAATCAACAGGCCATGGCGTTCCACCACCATCGCCGGAACTCGAGCCCTGCCCACGTTCACCGGGTTCCGGTGATGCTGGCAAGGGGAAATCAGAAGCCATCTTGGCCAGTGTGGTGCGGGCTTCACTGCCCTGCTTCTTCAAGCCTTCAACCACTCCGGTCAACTTGATCACCGAATCTTGAACCCCGGCAACCGGTTCCGCGTACCCGTCCAGGATGGCCTTCACCGCTTCCGGATCTTCCACGCCGAACAAAGCCTTGCGCAACGCCTTCTGCACGGCTTCATCTGATCCGATGAACTGCGCCAACAGCTTTCCGCTGAACGCACCCGTTTCCAATTGTTCCTGCAATTTGTCAATCCGTTGGCCGATCACGGCCACACCATCTTCACTGCCGGTGGGACTATCACCGCTATCATCAACAGGCGCAGCACCAACCAACAGCTTGACCACTTCAGCCAATCCTGCGGGCACCGCATCCTGCTTGTTCAAATCCTGCATGTCTTCCAACACGACGGTCAGTTTCTCAAGGGCATCCTGCACCCTGTTCACAGCCTTGTCTTCAAACCCACCATCAGCCTTGGCAATCAGCCATGCCGTTTCACCGTTTGCACCACGCGGCACAAAGCTGATTTCATCCACACCCAAGCCAACCAATTCCGTGATGTCGTTTGGGTCTTTCCGGGTGGGGATTCCGGCCTTTGCAATCTTCTGCTTTTTCTTGGGCATCGTTTTGTTCCTATTCCACAGGCACCCGGTACGAAGTGCCACCAATGCTGAAAGCGTTCAGATGTCCATCATCAATAAGTTCCCACAAAGTGCCATCAACTTCAGCCCGAACCAACCAAGTACCTGCCTTGATCGTTCTGCCTGCAATTTCCAAGTCAGTTGGTGCCAAGTAGCTTTCAAGCACTTGCGCTTCACCAACCGCCCGGCCCTCATGGTAAACTTTAAAATGTCTGTAATCCCGCAGCCAGTTCCAAGCAGCACGCTGAATTTCTTCTGCACTGACCACATCACCCTGCCTGTCAGGGTCTACTTCATCACCATCACCCCCGTTGTTGGGGATCATGACAACGCCAAGCACATGGTGCCGGTCATCTGCAATGCCATCAGCTTTGCTCAAATGAACGTTCAACTGATTGCTGTCTGCAACTGGATTGGGCTTGTCAAGGATCGGTGCTACAGATCCACTGTAAGGGCACCCATTTTCAGTGTCAACATTTCCACGCCCAAATCCCAAACCTTTTGCAACCGCTTCCACCCGTTCATACTGCCCACCCACCATCAAAAGGTTTTCGTTTTGGAACCATCCGGCCTTCACCAAACCATCACGCATCCCACGCGCCGCTTCACCACCGGCCTGCCAATACCGCAAATGTTCAGGCACACACTTTTCCAACGCTTCAGGCAGCCAACTGATTCCATCGGGCGGCATCAGACCCTTGGCCACAGCACGATCAGACAGCACAGCAGGCAACAGCTTGCCACGGAAGCACTGCCACCCTTCATCACCCTTCCAAGTGAACACCAACCGGCCACCCGCATCACCTTCCAAAAAGTATTCATGGAATCCTTCACGCTGCACGCCGAATTCAACAGCCACGTCTGCAAGATCCACTGACTTGTCAACCGCTTCCGGTATGACCTGCACCGCTGCTGATCGGTGTGACTTGAACAGCCCGGTTGGCAGCACGCTGCTTTCCCATCCATCTTCAACCTTGCCAGCCGGAACAGCCCACCCGATCTGATCAACACCCACTGTGGTGGTGAAACCATAGAACAAATCTTTGCCAATCGCATGCACCACCACCTTTCCGGGCTTGGCACCAAACGGCACGCGCATAAATGCGTCATGGTCTTTGGCAACGCTATGAACCGCAGCCTGCACCGCAGGCGTCAACACCAAATCGTATGCACCACGCACAAGCCCGGCCCTGTCTTCCCCACCACCAACGGCAGCCGGAAGTTCATGGTGATCCTTCAGCAGCCGGGCAAGGGCATCAGCCGCAGGCCGGGTGAACCCGTCACCCTTGACCACGAACAGCAACCCATCATCATCAGCTTCGATCTGTACGGCATTGGGCTGAACAAGAAACGCCCCATCCAACTTCACCTGCCCAAGATTATCCAACCCCTTCTGCACCTGCTGTGCAGCATCCTGTATTGCTTTTTCAACACCGGAAACGGCAGCCTTGCCAACCCTGGATTTTTGCCTGCCTGACAAGGAAAAAACGGCAGCCCGTTCATCGTGGCACTTGACACACGCGAACGGACCTAATCCAAACAAGGCTGCCGGTTCCACTGTGCCGGGATCATCCAAACCACCCGACTTCAGCAACCGGGAAACAACACGGTTCACATCATACGTTTCTGCAAATTCATCCACTGCTGCTGCAAGCCCATCACCATACTTGCGCACGGCAACCACAGCACGTGCCCGATCAGCCGCACCGGAACTGACCAACCCTGTGTCAATGGCACGGATGCTTGCACTGCCATCGGGGGAATCAAAATCAAGCGTGCCCAACCCATCATCCACATAATAATCATCGGGTGGAACGCCCAACCGGCTAATCTGCCGAATCACCGCCACGGCATCACCATCACCGCGAACCCGCAGCACATCACCGGCAATACTCTTGACATCAAAGCCCTGTTCAATCAGCAAATCGTAAACTTCGTTTGGATCAACCCGCAACGTGGTTGTGATGTAAACAGATTTGCCGTCTTCCCCCGGCATAATCATGGAAACATCAGACAACGGAAGTTCACCCGCTTCAAGCCCTGAACTATCCTGCAACCCACGGATTTGTTCAGCCTTCCACCGGGCTTCCCGCACGGCATTGCGGGCTTGATCAATCTCCTTCGGTCCACCTGTTCGATCCGCACGCCTGACAAGCTGCGCTGCATTTGACAACTGCCGCTGCGCCTGCGCCAAATCTTCGTTGGTGTGCTTGGTATCACCCGGCACGAACCGGTCGGTGATGGAAGGCATTTCTTCACTCAGGAACTTCACGCGATTTTCCAACGCAACCTGCGTTTGTACCATCCGGCTGTGCTTATCATGCGCCCGATCATCAACAGACTTGGCTTGGCGAAACTCTGCCCATGCAGAATCATACACGGCAGCGTCAACCCCGTTCGGCACTGCACGCATTTTCTCTTCTGCTTGTTGCCGCAACGCTGTAGTTTGCCGCACTTCGCCCTGCTGATCACGGACCTTGTTGCCGTATTCACGAACATCAGCCTGCTTGGGGTTGGGATTGCCAAGCGGGCCAAGGAACCTGCCCCATTCATCACGTTCACTGTAATAAGCTGGATCAGATTTCTTGACTATATGCTTGGCCATTGTTCCCATCCCACTGTTGGTTCAATTCATCCCCCGGCTTGCAGGCTGCAATCAGTCCTTCTTGACCGGTTCCGGGGTGGAAAGATCACCGGACCAATCCGTGGTGTCACTCTTTTCCACGCCTTCCTTGGCGGGTTCACCACCCGCGCCGGTGTCCGTGGCGGGATCGGTGGTGGCCGGATCGGTGGTGGAATTGGCCGGGTCAGTGGTGCCTTCCTTTTCCAAGGCATCCATACGCTTCTTCAACTCCGCGTTTTCCGCGTGCAGCTTGGCCACTTCAGCACTGTCGCCCGGTGCAGCGTACTGATCGGCCAACGCCATGGCAGCCTTGGCAAACTCACCCAGTGCAGACGCGGCTGATTCATCAACCTTGCCCACTTCGGTGACATGCGCGGAAATCCGCATGGCGGTTTCACCCAAGCCCATCAGCATGCCTTCCACGGTGGCATCCTTGCGGATCACATCATGCTGCTTGGCCACGGCACCCGCCATCACGGCAGTGGCCTTCAGCACCGGCAGCATGTCTTCAGGCATCTTGCCGTCTTCACCAATCTTGCCGATCAGATCGGCAGCCGATTTGGCCACGAACGCGGTCTGCTGCATGGTGTCCGAACCTTCCAGCCCGGCATCTTTCAGCAACGCGGTTGCTGTTTCGCTGAATTCTGTGGCCAGTTCCGGGGTGATCGTGGCACCATCCACCTTCAGGGCTTCACCGACTTTGGCCATTTTTTCGAGCAAGAGTTTCATGATTATTCCCTTTCATCGTTATCCAAAAAGCCATCAGGCATCATTTCAGCTTGCCCTTTTTCCCCTGCCCACATTCTATCGCGGACGGGTTCAAATGGCTTGCCATCTAATTCACTTTGCAACGCCTTTGGTAAATTGTCTATTATTCTACGCACGGACCACCCGTGATCACCGCGCAGCTTTTCAAACACATCAGTGCAAATCCGCACCCGATTCTTCACGTGCACCCCGTTGTCATTGCACACGATCCGTGGGGGGTTCGTCCTGAATGACTGCGACACCGCAACAATAAAACCCCTGGAAACCAACGCCACCTGCTTCTGATCTTCCAGCTTGAATTTCTGAACCAACGCATTAACAAATTCCATCCCTTGACTTCCCATTGATCTTTCCTTTTTCCAGCTTTGATTATTCGACCCGTTCGAAATCCCACCCAAGTTCATCTTCAAGAATTGCAGGATGCACGCCAACCCCGTAGTACTCCATGTACCACCCATTGGTCACAACCACAAGATGCGCCAACGATGCAGCAACCACATCAGGATCTTCAACCATCGAAAATGGAACCTGATCTTGTGTGCCAATCGGTGGGTCTGCATCAATCACATCCTTCACCTGCACCGCAATCGTTTCCCCGCCTTCCACAATGACATCATCCCCTTCAACGTAGAAAAAGACAGCCGTGCTGCCATCAATTTCAACCTGCCAATATTCACCCTGTGGCACCCCGCCTGAATGTTCCCTGAATTCAATCTTGACCTTTGCCATTGGTCTTCCTTACTTGTACGCGCCGGTGTTAATTGATCCCAGCACACGCGTGAAATGGTCAACGTCTTGCATCACCTTCCCCGCAGACTTCCCATCAAAATATTCCATGCCCATGGATGTCACTTCTGTTGCATCCAAATCCTTCACGCTTCCACCACGTGGCGTTTTCACAGTCCCTTCCCTGTAATACAACCTACCAACATAGTGGTCTGTGAATTCAGGATTACCCCGTTCGACTTTCACAACAATTTCATTCAACTTATATGCTTTGTTTCTTGTCAAATAACGCAGCGGGGTTTCCCCTCCTACAAATCCATCAGCATCTACTTTGGCGCGCTGCCACAGGAACCACTGCCCATTCTTCAGTGAATCAGAATTGAGTTCATCAAAATGATGTCCATATTCGTGCAGGAACTTGCGCCGTACTTCTTCCTTTGACCACTCCGCATATTTCCGAACACGCACGTTTTTTGTTCCAATTGAAATAAACGCACGTTCATCAACCCCCTGGCTTGCTATTGATTTTGCAGACTCATAGAACGCCCCGCTTTTTGTTGGATCAACATCAACCCTGACAGCAGGCAACCGGCCACGAACAACACCACGACCGTACCGCGTCACATAATCATAAATCGCACACCCTTCTTCAATCCCATCACGAACAGGCTTTGGAATTTTTGACCATTGTGCATAAGCCCCGGCATCATCCAAAAACTGTGCTTTGATCCTGCCAAACAGCCGGGCTTGTTCAGGTATCGTTTCAACATACGCAAGGGATTTTTCTGCAATCTCACCAGCAACCTTGTGGTGCGCGACACTATCTAGTGCAAGAGTTCCGGAGGATTCCTTTCTAATCAAATCCTTCAATACCCACTCCCCACGCTTTCTGATCTGATCCACCCTGCCACTTTTCCTTGCCGACCCCCAACGCGCATCAACAGCCGGTGGCCTTGTACTTGACAACGGGCCAAGCACTTCATCACCACGCAAGCCTTCTTCAGGAACCAACTGCCATGGCTGTTCATGCGGCTTCAACGGTGCAGGTACAGCAGGCTTGGGCACAGCAGCGGCAGTCCTGGCAGCAGCCGCACCCCCTGCCCATGGACCCAACCCACCGGGCACCGCAGTCTGTATGGCCTTCTGATTGTAAATAACAGTGGTCCTGCATAGCGGGTGGTACGGTGGCAAACTCATGCCCAAATCACGCATTTCCTTCACGGTGGAATACTGCGAAGCATACTTGCCCGCATCCCATGTTCCCGCACCCGGCTTTGTGACAGTCATGATACTGTTGAACTGCCCCTGTTTATTCATCACCCCCCAGTCAGCACCCCGCCTGCGCACCCATGGCATTTCAAATTTAATATCTTCAGGATCAGCCAAGTTGTCAGTTGACGTTTGGTGTTCATGCGCAACCTCAACATCTATTACTTTACCATGGATGTACCGGCAATTATGAACAACAACCCCTTCTGCAATGTATGTTGGGTCATCTTCCACTTCAAGGTTGTACACGTAACATGCACGCCGCACCTTGCGAACGGCAACAACCTTTTCTAGCCTAGTGCCCCTGCAATACTCTTCAACACTACGTTCTCCGGATTCCCTTGATTCAATTGCTCGCCCGTAATCCTGATCAGTTTCCACCCCATGCCTGCAATTGCTTGTTCTTTTCTTTCCGTCGCATCCTCCCTGAACCCTTCCCTGTGCCAATACTCCCCGTCCACCTCGATTGCGAGACCGTGCTCCGGTAGAAAGAAATCTACATTGAATCGGTCGACGGGCTTCTCTAGCTCGTAATTGATTCGATTCTTTTCCAACACTTCCGCAACGATTTCTTCCAACCCCGTTGCCCCCTTCCCAATCAAAAGGCATCTGCGCGAACAATGCTGCCTCTTGACCACTTCCGATTTCTTGATAACAAACTTTTTCCCGCACTCCTCGCACGTTATCGTTTCCCTTTGATCCTTCCACCGGCATGCCCGTGAACACGTAGTGCGGGTTTTCCCGGAAAAAAATTCCACTGGCTTTATTCTGAACTCCCCCCCACATACAACGCACCGCTTCACCAACAATGCCGGATTCAACCCCTTCCTTCCAGCTTCCACCCTGCACTGATCCGAACAATGCTTCATCTGCCCCCGTTTCACATAACACTGCCTTGCCGTGAATGCCTTGCCGCACCATTGACAAACCATTTCCACATTGTTCATCCGATATTTGTTGTAACAATCCGTGCCGCAATACTGAGCCCTGTTCCCCACCGCTTGAAACGTCTTTCCGCAACCCTTGCATTTCTTCTCTATAGACAAGGCTGTCTCCTTTCCGCAATTCTCCAATAGGTCTCCATCCATCTGCGGTAAGGATACGATGTTTTTTTGTTGCAATCAAATGATTGCCGGACTGGAGTTGCACTTCAATCAACTCTTCATCAACAAATCTTTTCGATACAGCCAACACGTGCCTCAACACCCCTGATCCCGTCACGACAACATCACCCGCATCAATGCTGTCTATACGTTTTTCCCCTAACTCTGTTTTTACTTTTGTTTCGCCAGAAAAACACCATTCTGTGGTTCGTTCATCCATCACCGCATAGGCAATTACCTCTGTAATGCCCGCTTCCATGAAGCCGTGCAACTGCGCCCGTGAACGGGAACGCGCAACCAAGTTGTGCGCCACCACCGTCCAATAATTCTTCATCTGCTGTTCATACCCGACACCAACCGCACTACGCAGGTTGTCCCCGATTTGGCCCGCACCCAACCCTTCACGCAAGCCCTGTTCAATGATCCCCCGTGACTTGTTGGCCATACTCATGGACACGCGCCCGGCCTGATTCCGTACATAAAAGTTCTGATCTTTGACCAACGCTTTGATGGCTTCAGTGTCCTGAAGGTTCAAGCGTGCAGATATCCCAAGGTCAGGGCCAATCTGCTTCTTCACTTCACCCATTACTTCACGTGCAGACGTTGACAGGCTGCTTGTAAATGATGCAGACACGGATGCCCACTTTGATGCCGGAACAAACACCGACACAGCAGACAATGCAGATTCACGCTGCGCCGCTGTCATCCCCTTCCAATTCCTGCCAAGCAGGCCAAGGATTCCACGAATATGCGCCTGCGTGGCAGGCTTTGACAGGTTGGCCAACTGCCTGCCCAAGCTGTTGGTAATTGCAAGATACCCTTCAGGCGTCAACGGGTTTGCGGCTTTCTCCAACCGGTACAACGCATGGGCAAGTTCATCACTGGCATCAATCGCGTTGATTGCACTCTGCAAGTTCCCGCAACACATTTCATGGTACTGCGCCACGTCTTCACACAGCAGGCTGCCACCAATCACACCCTTCACCATGCACACCGTCACGGGGAACGCCCGTGCTTCACCAACAGCACTGTGCAAACGATCCTGCCCAACGCCTTCAGTGAACCTGCGCACCAACTGCCCCTGCCCATCAACCACTGCCATTCCGCTTGCCTGCGCAGTGATCCCGCCCACAATACCCTTGGCAATCAGTTCATTTTGGAACCGGGCAGGAACAGACCCAACCACCCGCATCCCCTGCGCATCATGCTTGGCCAGCAAGTGCCCGCCAATCAGCACAGTTTTCATTTCACACCCAACTCTGCACGCTGTTGGTCAAAGTCAATTTCAATCTGCTGTTGCACACCGGCCTGATGCTGCACCTTCATCAGATGCGCCAGCAGAACACGCACTGCCCCGTTCACATCCAAATCTGCCGCCTGTGTCACGACCTGTCTGCTTGCAGCACCTTCACCTTCTCCCCCGTCTTCTGCCCCATCCTGCCCGCCCTGCTGCACAGAACCGTCACCCTGTGCATCATCAGGTTCCACGTTCGGGTCTTCCCAGAAAGCAAATCCCTGTTGGGTCAAGGCCAACGGCTGCTGTGTCCACAATTCCATGATCTTGTCAAAGTCCCTATTGAACACACCGGATACAATTTCCCGTGCTTCAGCAGGCGTCAAGATCCCCTGCTGCACCATCAGTGCCACCAATTTCCCAAGCACTTCCGGGTCTTGTGTGGTGGGTGACAATGAACGGAACTTCACCAACCTGATACCCAACTCATTGACCAACAACGTTTTGTTCAGGAACGCATCAAAGGCTTCCCGTTCGGGCTGAAACACTTGCTCCTCAGCTTGCCGCATTGCCGCACTTGCTGTGGCCTTGTTAAAATCTTTTGTGTCACCGATCACAATGGGTGGCAACCGGAATGCGCTGCGGATCTTGTCTGTGGCCTGTAAGTCATATTCAAGAAACAGCCCATCCTTTTCCTGTGCATGCGTCAACGGCTGAATTTCAATCTTGACCACCCCCGGCTTTTCACCCGGCACACTGAACGGTTCCCCTTCCAGCACCAAAACACTCTGGAAACTTTCACTGCCCTTCAGCTTCTTAATATGGTCTTTGATATTCTTGACGGTTTCGGCAGTGGCCCGCCCACCATGAACCATCACTGCCAATGCAGGCACGGTATTATTGTCTGCATATGCCCGGTTGACGCCATCAAACTTGCGCTGCCCAACCACGGATTCACTTGTGCCGATCCAACGCGGCTGCCCGTAACTTGAACCCGCTGCGTACAGCTTAAAATGAATCACTTCCGTGGCAGGCAAATCACCATCGGGCTTGTCCTGATCAGCATCAAAGGCAGCCATGTCAACATACACCTTGCCGGTTTTCCTGCTGATCACGCGGGTGTCGCCAAATTCTTTGAAATAGACCAATTTCCCATCACCCAAGGCTTCCACGAACGTGCGGAACTTCTTGTTGATTTTCCTGTCTTTCCACGTCAACGGGGAAACCTGCACCCGTTCTTCTATCTGCACCGGTGCCGCAATCTTCGGACGCAGCCGCATGTTTTCCGCAGGCAGGTGATTGACACGCCTTGGCTTGTTGTCTTTGGTGCGCAGGATTTCCCAATACCCATTGCCGCAGGTTTCCAAGTCAATCCGAGTCTTCCTGCGCAGGGCAATGAACGTTCCTTCACACAGACTGTCAAACCAAGTTTTTAAGGCAAACCGTTCAACCGCTTCCCTGCGCCGCAACCCATCCATCACCACCAACACTTCTTCATCAGTGGGCACGGTTGCTTCCGGCACGTCATTATCCAACGCCAACAGCGGGTCATCCGTATCACCAAGGTACTGTTCAAGCACCATGGCTTGCCGCACGGCTTCAATGTCTTCATCCCCTGCCAACTCATAAATGGACTCGATCCGATTCCCAAACCCATCAATGTTGGTGGCGTATGCTTCAAAGCAGCGTGGCAGGGTGGGGGAATGATCCCCCCAAAAAAACATATGGGACAACTTCACCGGTGGCGTGATCACCCCGGCACCGCCAAACACCTTGGCATCTTCTTCTTCCGGGTCAATGTATGCCGTTGTCAACCAATCGGCAACCGCGTCTGCGGCATCTTCCTTCTGCACGCTGATCACATGCAGGGTTCCGTTTTTCCGTGTATCTTCAGCGGGCATGGCACTTGCTCCATTCGGTTGCAATGATCACCACCCCGATGATAAAGCCCTACCCCGCACCGGTCAATTATTCGGAATCACTTGCAGGCAGCAAGCCCATAGCACGCACGTCAACCAACACCCTGTGTAATTCGCCAAGCAACTTCCCTTCTTCACAGTCCACCGGACACGTTGCCGGGAACCGGCCTGCAAGCCTTGCTAACACGGAAGCCATCCGTTTTGCTATATCGTACACTTCACCTGTTGCTTTTTCCTGATCGGCAAGCAGCCGCGTGAACGTGTCCACATGCGTCTGTATTTGCGCCACAATCTTCTCATCAAACACTTCAACACCTTCATTCTCCGGGCAGCACTCACAGTTCCCATGCAGGCACGCTTCACACACCCGGTTGTACTCCATAGAACCGTGATTGACAAATCTCATGCCCCGATTGGTGGCCAGCACCTTCAAGTCATCCGAATCATCACTATGAACTTCCACAATCCTATCACGCACCGATTCACGCAACGCAGGAAGAAACACACGGAACACCACCGCAGCCACAGCAACCCTGAGCAGCTTGCTTCTCATCATGTCATTCCCCGCAATCCATCTGGACACCGCCATACGCTCCATTAACGAACGCAACGCACTGCCGATAATTCCCATACCTGTTGGGGCACATGCAGTTGTAAACATGCCTGAAGTCTTCCATGTCCAGCACCACGCAATCACACTGCCCGTCAACCCGCCCGGATTCGTTCCGCTGCACATGCTCTGCCGCAACCTGATCAGCCGGGCACCCCACGTTCAGCACCACAAGCCCGATCACCACGAACGCCAACACAAGCAACCACTTATTCACCATCATGATTCATTCCCTTCGCTTTGATCTTGATCACCATCACACTTTGCCATGCAGCTTGCACACCATACATGACCCAATATTCCGTTCGTCCACCCTTCAGGAAACGGGATGCTTGCAACCACGTCCATGCTCAATTCACCAACCCTGTGCCCCTTAATCGACACATCACCGCACACCTGCTTCAAAACCCCACACCCCGCGCACCGGTAATTCCACACCCGTGACAGTTCAGCCATCACCACCCCACCTTTCACCACTTTGGCAAATACCAATGCTCAAGTTTATCCACGTTATCAAGCACGCGCTGCCTGTCTGCATCAACCGTTTCCCCGGCCTTGCACTTCTGTTCAAGGATTTGCAGTTGCAGCTTGGCTAATTCCACCTTGGCAAGCACCGTTTGCGCAGCAGCCAATTCCTTGGCAGCACTAACCAACGTCTTCCCATCATTGTAATCAAGCCTGAATGCATCCGACATCACACACACCCGTTGTAAATTTTGTTGATCATGTCACCGCACCATTCAACCCGGTGCCGGTGGATCTTCTCTTGCACCGGATCAATGCTGCCCGGCACGCGGCACGCCCTTTCACCCTTCAACTCTTCTTCCCGGATAGCACTGAACACCCCTGCCAGCCGCGCCCGTTCATCCATCACGCCCCGCGCATGCGCTTCTTCATGGCCTTCCACCACGTCGCCATCCTGATACCCCATGATCGCACTCGGCACCCCGTCAACCCACGGTCCACTCGACTGCACAGGCGCATCAACCAAATCCTGATCTTCCCCATGCGCCTTCACCTTGGCTGCCGCATCAATCAAAGCCTGTTCAATCGCACCCACCAACGTCTTCCCCGGATACGCTTGCCGCAACGGTTCTGTCTTGATTATTACCCTGAACATGGCACTTCACCCCTTCCTGTTTTTCACTGAAAAGAAACCATTCATGTCCGGGAGTTTTCGCACCCGGTTCATTTCCCATTGTTCCTTCTTCCTTCATTCATTCAATAACAACCTGCGGCTTGCCGTTCCTTCACAACACGTGCGGACAACAGGCCACCACATTTCTTGCTGCACGTCTTCACCTTGTACAGACCCGGTTCAAACATCTCCCCGCATACAGGGCACTTCGCTACGGTAATTCCATACTGCCGCCTATCCGTGGCACGGAAGCATTCTTCCAGCTTCCTTTCAACACCAGGGAGATACTTTTTATAATACACCACAGCGATACCGCGCAAACACCCCGGACAATCCATGGCTTCGCTCCGGTTGATGCACTGCACCGCTGTCAGTTCCCGGCCTGTATACTTACACTGCACCACCGACACCACAGGCCGGGGTTCCAATAAGCTATTCACCCTCATCTTCTTCACCCCTTTCATCAACAAGCACCGGCCCGGACGGCTGCCCACCGGGAAGAAAATTCCCACGGTGCGGTTCAGTCAACCCACGCCACCCTTCAATATTCTTAAAAGGCACCGGCCCTTCAACCAACCCATCCATATCAACGATGAACTCTTTAATGTCCAATTCCACCAACGGGGAACGCATCAACGCTTCCGTGGTCTGCATCATTATCACAAGACCCCTGCGCCACTGTTCAAATGCCTTCACCACATACGCAACAGATTCCCCTTCACCTTCAGGGAACTGGAAGCACGGGCCATGGTGCCCGTTCCTTGTCAGCACAAACGCCCAATCAACCTGTGCATGTTCATCAGGCTTCCACCCCTTACCAAGCCCAACATAAAGCCGGTGCCGTTCGCACTCTGTCACCCACATGCTGCCAAACAAATTCACCCACCCCCGCCAATGCATGCCCTGCAATTCATGAACATCAACCAACATCACTTGCCCCTTTCATGCGCACCGCTTTCAAGCAGCGTGGCCATCTGATCAAGCACAACCCACCGATCCCCCGCCCTGATCGAATCCAGCTTTTTCCCGGCAGCCCGCGCCGCAACAGCCTTCTTCTTCCACGTGGCAGCAACACCGCGCACCACCTGCACGCAGGCTTCCCGCTCGTCATCAATTCCATCTTCAAACGTTTGCATTATTCGGTTACACTCCCACCCTTCGCCACCGTCCTGAACCACGGCCAGAAATGTTCTATAACCCCAGAATCAGCGGACGGACCAAACCACACCCACGCAACCAAAGGCTTCACTGCACAGTGCTTGCCTTCTTCCGTGGTCAGAACATAATCGCCGGGGCACACAATCCCGTTCCCCCCGTTCACCCCACACCGCTGATCAATCCAACCATGTTCATGGTATGTCTGCCCGCACATCGGACACAGGGCAGTGCCCGGTGCATCAGGGTGCCCACGGAACCTGCGCACAACCAACCCTTCAGGATCAGGGATGCTGCCAACCCGCATTTCCCCACCACCCCCGCCTTCACGATCATCGGGGTGGTCGCCATTCTTGAACCACCTACAGAACCGGATCGTTTTGCTTCCCATCACCCACCACCTTTCAAATGATCAAGCCCATTTTTATAAACTCTTCACGCACCGCGCCGGTATCAATGCCCATGATTGCATCATGCAAGTCTTGTATTGAACGCACGTTTTCAGGCAGCCCGCACCACTTCTTCACTTGCCGCAGCCGGTGGACCATATCAATGGCAACACACGTTCCCATCACATGGACACGGGGCAGTTCCTTCAACCCCTTCCCCAACACGAACCCAAGTGCAAGCTGTGTTAGCTTATACACATCACGCACAGCAGGGGCATCACCATCCCTGAAGCCCGGCAGCAAATCAAACTGTTTCTGCATGTCTGCTTCAGACCGGCACGCCCGCATGTTCAATACACTGATAATGGGAAGGCCACCAATGCTTTCCCCGCGCACCGCACGCCTGAACGCTGCCCGCAACTCGTCTTCAGTATCCATGGCCACCGCTTCTTCTTCCGACATCACAGCACCCCTTTCATCCATGCAACCAAAGGAACCAACACCCCGAACACCACCACATTCCGTTCACGATCAGGTTCATCGAACCCCCACAGCACGGGCAGAATTTCAACACCATGGCTTCAACCCTTCACCGAACGGTTCAACTCTGCATTTTCCGCAAGTGCTCGATACCGACCACGCACATCATCCAACCTCAACATGTCAGCAAGCCGCACCACTTCCCAATAAAACCCCGCCGCCCATCCCCACAGGTACGGTGCCAATTCAACAGCAAGCATTGCTTCATCAGCCTGCAATTTCCCACGGAATGCCGCAGTTGTCATTTCCCACAACAACTTTTCTTCAACACTGCCCGTGATCAATCGACCCCTCGAAGGAATATTCTGCTTGCGCACCTTTGCCATAGAATCAAAACACCGCACAGCTTTAGCAACACTTGATTCACCCATGATTCAACTCCTTTCAGTCCTGCGCTTCTGCGCCTTCAGGTTTCGCACTTGCCGCTTCAACTCTGCAATCTCTTCACCGTGCCGTGTCCGCTGTGCCTTGAACCACGCAAGGTGCTGTTCGTAGTATTCCCAGTGGCGTGCGAACTCCACCACCACATCGAACGGGTCAAGGAACGCGCCGCACGTCTTGCATTCAACAACGCGCTGTTCCACGTTCACATTCTTCAGCTTGTGCTTGCACTGCTTGTGAAGACCCTGAACACGGAACAGTATTTCTTCCCGCTGCTCCGATCCAACAGAAGGAAAGAACACAACCCGATCCCCCAACCCATCATCTTTGCTTTCATCACCCATGACTTGCACCCCGCAATCAGTTCACTTCATAGTGCGGCACCCACCAACAATCAACGACTTGACCTTTTTTCCATCACCAACGCACCGACTAGAAAGACATTCATCGTTCCGGTAATGTGGAATTGAATGCGCACACTCATCCACACCCTGCACCTTGCACTCTGCCGTGCCCGCCTTCGGGCAAACAATTTTAGCACCCATACCGCACCACCGTTTCTTCTAGCTATTCAGCCACAGGAACACAACTACATAAAACATTCGGGTGGACAAGTTCACACACTGTTTCTTCAGAACAACACCAATCAGAGCGGACAAGTTCATCATGAGGATTTGCATGATAGCAAACTGAATGACGCCCACCATCCGTCATGTAATCACAGCGTTCGGACTGCCTTGCATGATCACAAACGACCTTACCCGCCTTGCTGCATGTAGTCTTGTCTTCACCCATGGCCATTGCTCCTTCAATTGATCCAACCGAACACACCCGTACCATACGCACTGCACAGCCACCTGTCACCCGTTGTCAACCTGCACCGATCCATCTTCAATCACAATTCCAACCTTGCCGGTCTCATCAACCACTTCCACCCACACCTGATACCCACCGGAACCTGCCATCTCCTCTATAATCTCCATTGATTTGGAATCCAACAAGCTGCCATCAGTGATGAGGATCACCTTCAACTCTGGGTTTGCCGCCATGGCAATGGCAAGGGAAACACGCAACTGTTCTGCACTGCTAGCCTGATCCAAGGGAAGCCCGTTGTAAGTCACTTCACCATCACCAAAACTCAACCCATCAACAGGGAAGGTTGCGGATTCCAGGGCATCAGCCTTGCGCTTATCAATCGCCTTCATCTTGTCTGTCAGTGTACCGGACAACGCCACGGCTTTCTCATGCTCTGCCTTGACCCGTTCGTGATCATCGTACATTGCAGCAAGCCTGTTCGTTTCCCCGGCATTGGCAATCTTTGCCCTGATGGAATCGACATCCTTGTCAACCCTGGAAGTAACCTCATCCTGTGCTTTACGCACCGCTTCTTCCACATCACTTTTCTCTGCACTCAGATCCTTGATCTTTTTATTTATCTCAATGATCTGATCCAACTTGACTTTCAGGTAATCCCCGAACCGCTTGTTTTCTTCGTTGTATTCCCGCCCCGCATCCAATTCCTTCATCAACTCTGCGGTGTCCACCCGCACCGGAACCACATCGCAATCGTCAAGATTGCTTTCATCCCTCTTAACACGCAACCGCTTGACATCCCGGTTGGTATCAGCACGCTGGCTTTCAGCAAACGCCCGCTGCCCGTTCAGCGTGTCAATGTCAACGTCCAACGTCACCATGGATTGCAACGTATCGAACTGCGCACGCTTGTCCTGCCTGATGAACTCGGTTGGATCAAAACTCAACCCGTTGAACAGCTTGTTAAGCATTGCCTGCGGCTTTTTGAATACCGATAAAAGCCCTTTTGACTCCACCGTAAGCACACCGCCGCCTGCCTCCGTAAACGTTCGCTCCACCACCATGTCGCCAAGGTCAAGCTTAATCTTGCCCTTCTTTTCACCCTTGCGCAACGGCACATCAGGAATGTTTTTTGCGCCGCCAATCGCACACATGATGGAATCAAGCACACTCGATTTGCCAACCCCGTTCGCGCCGGTGATCACAACGGTGCTCCGATCCCCCGGAAAGATTTGAATGGCCTTTAATCGCTTGACGTTTTCCACACAAAGTTCAATGATTTTCATCGTTCACCCTTTCGATTGGTCCAACAGTACAATACGAACCATACACACCCCCCATCCACACTGCAAGAAAATTCTTCCACCTGTTAATCCAGACTGTACGCCCGCACGCCACCCCTGTCTTGCTGATCCTTGACACCAAAGAAGACATCAGTGCCCCACAGCACACCCTGCGTGAACGCATCACGCATATCGTTGCCCTGCTTTATGGCATCCAACAACTGCGTGATCAGGCACCCCCGGCTGCCGTCCACCACATCAGGCTTCAACGTGTCGCTGAACAGCACGTTGCCCCGCTGCATGTATGGCGTCACCATCTTTGTCCGCTCATCCTTGGACACGTGCGGCTTGAACCCATGCGCCCTAATCCAAGGTTCTTCCCTGTGCAGGAACTTCAACAGGCTTTCTTGATAGCCAATGGTTTCAATCACGACTTCAGCACCCAACCGCTTGGCATCACCCTTGATACTATCAACCTGTTCGGGGAAGTCCATGCGCTTGCGCCACGCATCCAACACCACCATTTTGCGCTGCCGCGAATCCAATGCAATCAACACGCAGGCTGTGTAATTCGCATCATCACCCTTGCTGCTTGCAAGGTCATATGAAAGCAAGAATATCTTGTTGGCCCTGCCCATCTTGGCAAGGTTCACATACTTGATCCACTCTTCACGCACCAACGTTTCATCGTCTGCACTTGGCAGAAGTTGGAACGCACGGGCATATTCCACTGCCCCAATATCAACGTATTTTTCCCGCAGGATTCGTTCGGGCCAACGCTCTGGCCAAATCGAACCAAACAGCCCGTCAACGGGGAATGATAAGTGTTTATAGTTTGGGTTTGTTTTGATGTCGGCAGACAGATCAGCCCGGTGCCATGGCGTGAACAGATACCAGATGCGCCCGCTTGGCTCAAGTGTGTTCATCCAATCCGATTTCCACGCCCTGATAACTTCCGGCCTTAACTTTGGTTGCGTCAACGCATTCCTGCGCCCCACCGGGTCATCACCGAACAGCAGATCAGCACGGCTGCCCGTACCCGGTGACAGCACACCACGCCCTTCCAATGACGGGTCACGCATGATCTTGCGCCGGTGCAGGGTCAACCTTGCCTTGCTCCAATCCCCCTCATCAGCAGCACGCAGGTGCGGGAACACCTTCTGCACCCGGTGGTTGTGCGTGATCAACTGCCGCACCTCCCACACCCTATCACGGGCACGCGGGTCTGATTCTCCAATCACCTTCACGCGCAAATCAGGGTTGTGCCCAAACTCCCACACCAACCGATCAACACCCTGTGAAGTCTTGCCGCCATCACGAATTACTTCAACAGCCACCTTCTGATGCTTGCCAAGTGCAGCTTGCATTTCTTCATGAAACCAAGCCTGCCTCATAAAATCAGGATCATCCCCATTGATATATTCAATAAATGCGTTCGGGTCTGTGCGGGCTTCACGCTTGCGGATTTCATCCACAATCTTTGTGGCACTGACCAACTCTGCCCGTGAATATTTGTGCAGATCCTTGTCAGGGATGGTGGTTAAATAAGAACGGGGTGGCCGCCAACGCTTGGCAACCTGCCCCATCCCATTGCTTGGAATTCGTTTGCCCAATGTACCTTCACACACCGATTCGTTCGGGCACCTTGCCCGTGGTCAACTCCTCCAACAACTCTTCATCCGTGTACGCTTCAAAGCCCTCCATCTGAATTGCTTCACGGTGATCAGGGCCACCCATTGCAAACGATTCAGCCCGGATCAATGTGCAAATCTGCCGCACGTACCGTTCACCCACACGATCCAAAGCCTTGTAATCATCATCACCAATGGCCTTCAGCCGCACACGGATCTTGCGCTTCATGGTGCCGATCAAGCCCAAGGAATCATTCATTGCTGCGCTGTACTTCACCACAATTTCCGCAGCCGCTTCACGGGCAAGTTCCTGTTCCCGCGCAATATCCGCTTCTTCCTTCAAGACCCGTAGGGCAGGCCACCCCTTCACCTTATTCCCCTTGTTGATCAGCCTGCTGATTGTGGCACTATTCCGCCCAACCTCAACAGCAACCTTCTCAGCCTGCATCCCTCCCACATAAAGCACCTTTATTTGTTCCCATTCTTCCTGCTGCACCCTGCGGTTGGTAATCTTTTTGACGGGCTTTTTGGTGGGCTTCTTGGCCTGCTTCTTCTTCTTTGCCATTGTTCAGCTATACCCTTGTGGTTTCAATAAGTTGCACGCAGCCTGTACTTGCTGTTGCCCGCGTCGTTTCCCTGTGCGCTGCCCCGTGTTGTGGCACGTATCGTGTACACCGGATCAGTTGCACAGTGCAAGTGTACCGGTTCTGCAAGGGATCGGCAAACTTTCACTCAGGGGTTGGTTGTGCAACTTGTTCTGCAACCGGTTGCTATTCGCCAAAGACAATAAAACGCATGGCATGGAACGGAGCGATAACCACCCAAACAGCAACAGCAGCCCGTGGCCACGTCATTGGGTCTTTCATGTCAATCACCGGCATTGTTCACCCCTTTCAACACCTCGCATTCCACAGTTTCAATTACGTTGTACCTGAACCCCTGTGAACCCTTCCATGGTATTGCCCTTGCAAACACCTGCACATTATCCAACACCCACCCCCACCCGCCGTTGTGCCAATTCGTGATTCCATCCGCAAGATGGGGGAACTTGTTCACTGCCCGCATCTTGTCATGATCACAATGAGTAAACACAAGATCAGCACACCCCACAATTGCCCCGAACGAAGCAGCAGGGGCATCAGGGTCAAAGGAGTACAACTCCCCTTCCCCATCTTCAACATACAAATCATGTGGATACCCCACAAGATCAATCATGCCCTGTTTCGTCTTGGTTGCATGCAGCAACACTTTGCCACGGTACGGGGTTGCATACCCCCGATTTTCAACCCGCTTACCACAGCAACAAATGGCATACGCCCAAGGCTGCCATATTGACAGAACAGGTGCCGTCACACTGATTGCTTCCCTCATTATCCACAACCTTTCTACCGCACAGCCGAGTCTTCCAATATCAATGGGAAGATCAATACATTCCCCCCTTCCCCCAATACAACCTTCACCACAGTCTTTGCTGCATCCTCCTTCATGAATTCTTCCCCAAAGCTACCCCCAAGGCCAACATGCACTTTCATATTGTCCAACAGCACAGATGGAACTTGGCTTACCTTATCCCCCAGTGCTTTGCGCACCCGATCCTTCAGCATCACAACAAGATCATCCAACATCTTCTGCCGGGCATCACCCTGTTCCCTCATCACAGCACGCAAGTCACCACCCCCGGCAACACTAATAACCGTGTTCGCCAACGCCAGTTCCAACACATTCAGTGCCCCGCCCTCGGATGTATCTTCTTTCTCCCTTCCCCAGAATTCCTTCACTTCACCGGTCATTTCCATTGGCCTATCCTTTCCTTGATTGGCACCGTCTTCTTCCCACACGAAGGATCAAGCAACACCGTACACCACTGCTTGATTGCATCAGCAACCGTGTCAGCCCGATCACCCTGGAATCCGCACAGATTCAAGCACACAACACCTGCACCATCTTCACCACTCTTCACACCCAACCCACCACCACAGCCGGGGCATTCACCTAACTGTTCCATTCCGCGCCGCACTTCCAGGATCACCGGGAAAACCAAGGATTCACCAACGCCTTTCCCAAATGTAACCTTGACCACCATGCGGCTTGCATATTCTTCCCCAACACCCCCGCTTCCCCATGCCTTAATGAAAAAATTCCCATCTTGCTTGCTCCTTGTAATTAGTATCCCTTTCGATGATAACGGGACAGCGTACTTCTGATCCGCATCGTTCTTCCACGGCGCACATCAACCCCACGCTCCCACCTTCGCGCCTTCCATACCCTCGCCCGCTCCTTTTGATCCAGCGCCTCCCACTCATGCGGCTTGATTTCGTACCTATCAATCATTGCGCGGAGGCGATCCTCTGCCGCCATCCGAAGACCAGGATCGGTATTGCCATCGTCGACAATCGCCACAGCCTTCCGCGCTCGCCTCAGCACTCTCTGTCGTCCCATCATGACGCCACCGATCGACCGTCCTCAGATAGCCATCGATCTCGACCCTTTGATCCTCTCTCAACTTCACGAACCGATTCAGCCCTCCATCGCCTCCAGCCCACCAGATGCAAGGGATGGGGCCATCCTCTTCATCCGGCTCAAAACTGAATTTGATAGGGATCTTTCTCCCTGCCGGGATACTCACGCTCAGAACCGTACCTTTGTATTTCATTCCAACACCTCTTCCTTCGCAGCTTTAACGACGGTATCGCCAAGAGCCTTTTGCACAACCACAAACTATTTCGTAAATCCAACAGCCCACGCTGGCGCATCCTGCCCAACATCACAATGATTCACGCGCCCGGTATTGTTCCAATATGGAGCACGTGGCCGAACAAACCGTACTCCATCATTCATCGGCAAATAACGCATCGCCATCCCATCGCGCACCATGCTCCAGTCCTCATCGCACCACTCCACATCGATCGACAGCACGCGTCCATAACCACGCGCCCTCTCCCTCCCGACATAACGAATGTTTTTTCTGAGAAGTTGATCCACACGCTTCCGATTTCCAAGGGCGTAACCAACAAGCGAATGACACAGCGTAACAGGAACAGGGACGTTCCATTCTCGCATCGTCCCAATTTCACCGTTGACCGTCCCACCTATAAGCTCAATGCGATCGCGCTGCATCTTGCGCCGCCGATAGAATACAGACTCAGCTACAACACCGATCGGAGCAAGCGCCGACGCACACCATCCCCAAGCTTCTGGTTCGTGACATTTCCAGCGTCCAAGCGGCAACGGTATCTCCACCGGCTCCTGATCGCGGTCAGGAGGTACGCTTGTGTCACAGTGCATCGGAGCAAGCGCCCACGCTAAAAGTCCGTCCAGATGTGTTGGATTATTCGGATCATAAATCACACCCGTCCCATCAAACGAAAACGTAACTTTAATCGGCTTAATCGCCATCAGATAATTCCTTCCTGCTGAAGCCGAGCCCATACCAACGGGTAGAAACGACGAAGATATTCAAACTCTCCCCACCGCTCTCGGTTGCTGTCCCACAACCAACTCACACGCCTCTCATGCCGTTCCGATTTCCCCCACTCCCGATCATATGCAGGATGCAACGGCAACCCATGCTCATCAATGTACGCCAACGAATCTGATCCATCCCAACGGCGCATGGGCCACGCGACCGCACAACCCCATCGCTTGCTCTGATAGACCGGACCAATCTTTGTAATTACTATTCGACGCGTTCTGCTCTCCGAAGATCGCAACCCGACAAACTCCAACACCACACCGCACTCCTGAATCACTTTGCGCACCGGACCAATGATCGCTAGGTTGTCCGTCCCAGCGGCTGTGCGATGCGCATTATATCTACCCTTATCTAGTTTGATGTTGAGAGCGTCGCCAGTGGCAACTGCTAATTCCAAACCGAGCTGATCGCACACCGCGCGCACCACACCCTCGCTCTCTGGTAGCTCCAATCCGCTATCGTTCCAGATCACCAACGGATCACAATATTGCGCCACAATGTGCGCCATGCTCACAGAATCTTTTCCTCCACTTACTGCAACAGCGATCTGCCCTGGATAGCGCGCTACGCAGTCACGCACGATACGATGAGCGTCATCGATAACGGACTGGTAGTGCGCAACATGCGACAGACGGTATGCTCGATCTTCTATCATTTCTCAGGCTTCCATGAGTTTGAATATTGATGATCGCGAAAGGCATGGGCAATCCCAAGTTGCTGCTTCAACCGCATAAATTCCTCCGGCTCCATCCCCAAGTTTTCACAAATCTCCTCATCTACAACACCGAGATCTTCAAGCTGCACAACCAGCTCACTCATTCCCTCGACCTGGTGCATACCCTTGATCCGATTCATCAGCACGGTAAGCTGCACCGCGTCGTGATATGGGATATCCATTACGACCGCAGACACCTCTTCCGCACCCATGCGCTTGAGCACTTCTAGCCTGTGATATCCATCCACAATCCGATACTTTTCCTTATCCGCATCCCACACCACGATCAGCGGAAAAAGAAACCCGTACTTCCCAATGCACTCCTGGAGCAAATTCATTTCCGTCGTCGGCATCCTGTTCGGGTTGTAGTCGTTTGCTATCACATCCACAAGCTTGATTACCCGCGATTCTCTTATAACAATTGATCCCATTTTTCCCTCGTTCGTTTCGCGCGTTCCGATCCCTTAGTATCGAAGTGCCGACTGTCCTCATAATCATTGATGAGCAGCTGGCCTACCTGTCCCTTATAAATTCTCTCATTCTTCTCTTGCCTAGAAAACCTATTGGAAAACCGTTCGCGATGTTCCTGCTCTTGAACGTTCTCCAACAAAAAATCCCGAAACTCCAACCAACTCGAATAATGCTTAGGCAGCGTCTTGTTATCGAACACCAATTTCTCTGCACCGTACCGCGCGGCTGTAGAAATTCCGCCAATTCTCCGACACAACTTTTCGTATGTATCCGGCTCGTACTTCGGTAATGGGACAAGGCATCGAAAAGACTTCTCGTGGACGAGATTGGAGACACGCATTCCACGATAAATCGACTCCCCATTCATGAACATCAGATCGTAGACCTTGTTATATTTTATGCTGTAATCATAAAGGAATTTCCAAACATCGTACACCGTCCAATCGTACAACGGATAGAATTTCTTGACATCTCCATCCATCGTTCCCCACAAAATCCCACGCCATCCAGGATACTTCGTCACCGCCCGATAGCGGAGAACTCCTTCCTCTGCACGAATCCCAACTAGATATGCAGCATCAGTATTTAGCTGCTCATACCATTTGAAAAATGTATAGAACCGATCTCCGTACTCACCTTCGATACTGTGAATTGCCAGCGGATCTTTCTCACGCATCCACTTCTCACCAGGCCCCCACGCGTGAAGAAAGTAATCGGTATACGATGTGGCATTGGTCAAATACACAGGAACCTGATACCACGCCGGGATCACATTCGGATGTTGCATCATATCTTGCATCACATCAATGGACGCCTGGTACTCTGCTTCCTGATCCTGGAAAAACGCCACGATTTTTCTTCCACGCTTAATCGCCTCTTGCAAACACAGATAGTAAAGCACGCAACTATCCTTGCCGCTCGACACCGAAACATTAATTGTCTCGAATTCATCGAACAGCATCGAAATGCGCTCTCGCGCCGCATCAAGCGTGTTTTGCTCTTGATAGACTTTCCCGGCCATACCGAATCACCTCGTTATAGATTTTCATCCGCCGCTCTGATTCCTCGATTACGAATCGATACACTCCCAGGTTCGGCGCACTAACCACGCCATTACCAAGAAACGAATCGTAAGATATCTTGATCCCATATCGCCTGTTCGCCAGCGATAAAAGTGAGTTGATCAACAACTTCGGCGTCGCGTACCTTGCAAACACATCATCCTTAGCTGCCTGATACCACGCATCATCATCAGCATTCATCTCATACAACTCAAACTTCGTTGTCAGACAATCAAGATCAGATATGGTGTCTGCAAGAAGTAGTCGAATATTTGGACCAGAAAGTCTGCAATCATTTTGATCACGATAAAACCATTTCTTCCACTCCGTCTCAAACGCATAGCTATGCGGGACATTAAATTTACCAACATTGGATATGGAGTAGTGATACCACAACCGCCACGGCTCGCCGATAAATGGCTTAGTATCCAGACAGATTTTCGGAATGCTTTTTGTCATGGTCTGCAAATACTCGTTAACCATCTCGCACCGGTTGCTCGGAGTGATGATCCGATTGAGCCCAACGACAACGATGAACGGTGGCGTCAGAGCCGTGTACCGCGCCTTGTATGCGCGGAACTCCATGTACTCTGCTCCCTTGATGTCCGGTATCCCATACCCAAATCCATCACGGTACAGCACCAGCGTCCCCGCCGGAAGCTCTGGCAGATATGGACACGCCGTATCACGCAGGAACTGTACGCGCATACCGCCCTCCCAACTTGTTGACCAGATCAATTGCGACAGCAAGCTTACGCGGATTAAGCTCTGCGCCGAGGAAGCATATACTCTCCCGATATGCAGCCACAGCCGTAAGCCCTCTGCCAGTACACATATCGCCAACCACAAGTGGTCTCTCGTTTGCAATCACCGCACCCGGAGTATCCTCATCGTCCATCCCCGTGTAATTCTGCAACACAGGGGATGCGCCTCCGTACAACAAATAGCATGAATGCTTACGATAGTATGTGATTTCCCACTGCTGCACGACCGGGAATAACGCTTCCAACCCAGCACGAAAATCAACACGATGCTGTTTTCCGATCTCTAGATAACATGCGCGAGGCGCAATTGCACCAATCACTCTGAATAGATCCAGCATGAACGCATGGAACGAATTGACGTAATCACTACGGCCAGCATTGGTAATGAACGCATTGACTTTCCCCTGACTCCATGGCGGGTCGCAATACAAAAGCTCGCATCCGAGCATGTGCGACGGCGCGCCATCTCGCAGATCATGCACAGCGACCGCCGACCGTCGTTCCTCATCCGTCCACAGTTCACCCTCCATAATCGGGTATCGCTCCCAACTGTCACCGTATCGCCATTTCATCTATTATCACACCCTTTCCAGGCAGCAAATACGACATCATGCGATACAGACCGCTTGACTGCTTGTCGCACGCCCACCGATGGAACTCCAACCACACCACTGGATCACCACCAGCCAAATTATCGTACGCGCCACCCTGCACCGCAGCGCGTGGAACACCAGCAACGATAAAATCTTGCATCCGCTCAAACCACTCGGCCATACACTCGCGGTCAGAACAATCCACCACATCGGTTTCAAACGCCCATCGAACTGATCCATGAGCATTAACCGGAGCCACAAGCGCGCCGTGTTTCTTGTAGCTCGTAGTCACATACCCGCACCACTGACCTGTCGGAGGATCTGTAAACAGCATCTCCCGCGCCGCAGCATGATCAAGCAACACGAACCGCTCACCGTCACACCACCACGATCCAAGCGCCTCTTTCCCGTGCTTGAGCGCAGTGTAAGCATCCACACCAATCCATGCGCTGTTCGGTGCCGGCAATCCACCCTGCGATGTAAACGACGGACCAATGCTCTCAATACGCGGTACGCATTCCACCCGTTCACCTGTGATGCAGCAAATTTCCATCTTCCGTTTCTCCGGCAATTCGACCAGTCGGCCAAAGCGGTTTACGGCACCGCCCTGATTTCTCAGGGCTGCGGCAATGAGTTGAACAGCGTGCATCATGATTCCTCAATCAGCGCACCGAACTCACGAAGGAACTGTAGCACCTCATCCTTCCGATCGGCAAGGAAAGAATCATAAAGTTCTGAATCAGGCACATCGCGGAATTCGATTTCCACCTCTCCCATCCCACGCCGATTCTCAGCACCGATCTTTCCACGCTCCTGCAAGAGAATCAGCCCACGCCCAAGCGCCGCCAATTCCACTGGCTGAATGTGCCTATCGTAATCTATGCCACCATCCATAACCACGCCCGCCTTCATGCACTCGGCGTTCGCAATCATTCCACTATGATCCTCGTTCGGATCACGGACCTCCCTGTCATCTCTCCGGGTAAGAAACGTCCATGTCATCAGGTCAGAAACATCCAACACACCCGTACCCCACTGGATGCATCTCGGACGCAAATCAGCAATCTGTAGCCTACCTGGAATGATCTTATTTCCAAGCGCAGTGCCCAGCAACGACAAGGCAGGAAGCATGTCGCGCAGCATCCTAAATCCATCAGTACGCAATGCACCGTTATTACCCAACAGCTTGCCAACCCGCTTCGAACTTTTTGCTCCACGCTCTTCAAGCGTACCTCCCGAATAGATCGACTGGAAAAACCACTGCTCAATTACAGGTCGATCACGCCGCGCCGACAAACCAAGTGATCGCAAAAAATGATCAGCAAGCAAGTCACGCATCTGGCCACGCAGCGCATTCGCCGCGTAGTATGGCAGTGCATCCACACGGCCATCCGTCGTAAGCGCATCCATCCGCCGAAATAGAGTAGAGTTTCCAGCCTTGCGATCATCCCCATGCACCAGCGGAGACAGGCACGTAACAGTCACTCCGACGTCATAAGAAGCACGCGGCATGACAATGCATCCGCTCACCTTCTCTTCGTCTAGCGGGATCGATTCAGCACACTCCGCACGTTGCTTATCATCCTGGATACCAGCGATCATCGCAGCAAGCCGTGGATGCAATCGCAGCCAACGGAGCACCATAGGCGCATCATCATTCCCGATGACTCGCAAAAAATTGTTCGTCGTATCCTCTGCAATATCACCAGAACCGGCATCCATCACAGAACAAAGCTGTTCAATACACAGCGCCATAGTAGGCTCTGTTGCCGCCTTGCGAATACGATCAGAAAGCACATCTATTTTATTGCGCTTAGCCTTTAGGTTCGATGCCAACAAAATAGCTCTGATCATCTCGATCGTTCGAAGCAAAATGTACATTTCAACACCTCAAAAATAGTAAGAAAAAACACTCGCCTTATTCACCCTGACCACATAGCCAGAGCCGACATCCGGCTCACTCCATCGATGACTTCCATCCGGCTTCGGAGCCATCCGCTTCACGTCGTCGTCGCAGCACCAGACCTCGCAGTGGTCCTTGAAATCCCTACAGACATGCCCCTCGATCAGGCAGGTTTCTCCGCCAGCCTTGATCAACCGGGCATCAATGCCAACCCCGTGCCTGCACACGCCCTTGTCTGCCTGCACGTGCATGGGCAACCCTTCTTCCTTTTTCGTGACCAACCCACCCCGCCTGTCACACCCATCACAAGCCGCATCATAACGGATTCCATGCCTGCAACAATCATCAGCCGGGGATTGCAACACCATGCTTGGTTCCGTTGTCCACTTGTGATCACGCCCATGCGCATCAGATGCCTGCCCGATCTTCAGCCAATACCACGTATCAGGCTGCGCCCCATCACGCATCCAATCAAGGAACCAACCACCCAACAATTCACCGGTTTCAGGGTCAGGACGAATGAAAGACACACCCCCCTGCGTTGGTCCCATCAGGCAAATACTCAACGCCTTCCCTGACCCATGACCGCATTCATCCAACGCCCGATCAACAACAATAACCTTCAGGCTTGTTCCCAACAATTCACCCGCTGCATTCCGTGGCAAATCGAGCATAGAAAAGTTCACCAAATACAGATCACGGCTGCCATCAGGCTTCTGATCAAACTGATACAACGCCCCAACTTCCCCATGCCTTAATGAAAAAATTCCCATCTTGCTTGCTCCTTTTGATTAGTACCCTTTTCGATGATAGCGAAACAACGTGCTTCTAATTCGCATCGTGTTCCCCACGCGCACATCAACCAACTTCGCCCGGCTTTGCGCCCTCCACACCCTTGCCCGTTCCCGCTGATTCAACACCTGCCACAACACTTGCGGCTTCATTGCAATCGCAATTTCCCACAGCCGATCAACGGATGGTAAATATGCAACCACCACATCTGCCATTGCAGCAAGGAATGCGTCTTGACTCGCATGCACATCCGTCCTGTGCCTTTCATGGTCACTACGGTTCATGACTTCCCCCCCCCAAACCATTGCTTCCAACAATCGGTGCAGTCATCAACCACACCAGGGCATTCATCATAATCGAACGGGCACACACCCCTTGCCACGTGCCGCAGGAACGCTTCAAGATTATCCCGTGGCACCCGAACCATCACACTCCGATCATGCGGCTTGGTTGAAAAAACAGGATCATCTTTGGCAGGAACGTCTGAACATTGGGCACCACCTTCAATGTCTTCAATCAGGGCACTACATATCTTTATAACACCACCACACCAACACCTGTTTTCAACGGTGTTCGCTCTGCTTAAAAAAATGGTTGCCCTTTCCAACTCTGCTTTTAATTTCGCAATGATTCCCTGTGACGCGTCCACCACACCTTGCTCATAAGTCTGCACCGGAACAGCAGGAACGTCTTCCGGTTGGGTGTCACTTGGGAACGGGTCAGGGATCGGATACCAACGCAGGATGCAATCAACATTGATTCCACCACAACTGCCAAACCCGTACACGTACCCTTCCCCCAGATCCACCCGACCAATATCAATCTTCGGATGTTCCGGGTCAATCTCATTCAGCGCCCTGCAACCCAAATCATACTGAAACATAACACAAGCACTATCATCAGGCATGGCTTCCTGCGCATTGATCCAACGTGGCCTTGTCATGGCTTCACCAACCTTGCCAGTTCTTCACAGTCTGCCAAGACCGGAAGCACCCGGTGCTTCAAAGCAGCACCAACCGCCATGATTAAATATTCATCAGTGATCCCTTCGCAATCACACACGTGTTTACTGATCCAATTGCGCCTTCCTTCAGTTCTGGAAGAAACCAAATCAAGCGCATCCCGAATCGGCATTACCCGCAACCCATCAATCACATCTTGAAACTTGTTAGCCATCTGATTCACCCCGCTTTCACTTTTTTTGCATTGGTCCTTTTCGTACCCCTTGGGCCACTAAACTTTTTCATCCACTCCAACGATGCAACCCGCTGCTTCAGCTTTTCAGGATCATCCCGCAGTTCTTCAACACCCGCCTTCCTTAATCCATAAATCAATTGAAAGCACCGGTCTGAACAAGTCTTAGCACGCTTGCCCATTTCATCAGTGAACTTCCCCCCACACAGCACACATTCACGCACAGCCAACCGCCCACGCCCCCACGTGCCGTCAGCATGGTGCAACTTCGCATGGCACGCACGGCACATCGTCTTCAGATTTCCTTCACTGTTGTTTCTTATGTTTCCATCCATGTGGTGAACATCAAACGCAGGCTTGCCGCCAACATGCCCCTTGCCACACGCTTCACAATAATCCTTCCTGAATTCCCCATACACATATTCGCCCGGCCTGCTCATTGGTTGGAACCCTCCCACATGATCTGTGATGCAATCCGGTAATGCCATGGTTCCAAGTCACATGCCCGGCCCAAATAATTCAGGAATCCCCCAAGGGAACGCACCGTTGACAACTCAGGATCATAGACACGTTCACCATCAAACGCCACGGTGTGCCCGCCCCACCCCGGCTTGCCACGCAGCCGCAGCAGACTTGCAACCGGCAATGGGTAATAGTTCCACAGCCGCTTCCACCGAACATTCCTGAACCCCAACTGCCCAAGCACTTCAATCTGCTTCCTGTTCGTGGTCCCACCCCTTGTGCCAAACATCTGTATTATATCGGCCACCGGCTTGCCGGATACGATAGCAACAGACGCCTGCCCACAACTGCGCCGGTATGGCTGTTTGATTAGTTCCACATCATTCACCTTTCAGCCAATCCACATCTGCTTGAACACAATGCCATACCCTAACTGCTTCCGAATCAAGCACTGCAAATTGCGGATCTTCAGCCAATTTTCTGACAGATTCCATGACACCTGCAACACATCAACTTCTTCAAACCTGTCTTCAAGGCAAAAGTTCAGTGCTGCGGTTGTATAAGAAATGGCATCCACAACGAACGGCAACCCGGCCAACTCTTCTGCCCATTCCTTTGCCGTGAAATAATTACCACCATCCACTTCCCCACCCCTGATCACTGCTGTTTCTTCAACAATAATCCTTGCATGAAAAACGTCACCATCGCCAAGTACACGCACACGGTGCTTGTACAACCCACCGTCAACAGGGAAGGCTGCTTGAAGCACAAGATTGTTGCGCATCCACTGCGACACCACTGCCTTGATTTCATTCCGTACAAGTTCACCCACCGGCCTGCCAACGAACCGGTCAGCAAGCAGTGATCCAAGCTGAACCAGCAGCCCTTCTTCCATGTCATCCAATTCATCCATCACACCACCCCCTGCACCGGGCACGCTGCACAATTGCTGAACCCTCTTGCTTCCGGTCCATCGCAGTCTTCACATTCCGGCATCAACCCACGGTCATCATCATTCACGTGGCAGGAATCCCAATCGCCATCACACCCACACGGGCAACCCATGTTTTCACACCACCCCCCTTTGCCATCATCCAAAAACCACGAACAGGAAACGCCAAGGCCATCAAAGCCGCCATCATCCACAAGCTGCACCGTACCTTCTTCCAACGGCACAGGGTCAGACTCAGACCACCACCGACAATCACCAGCAACACACAGCCCATCACCGCCTTCACTAAACCGCAACGAATCGCACTTTCCACACCACTCTCGCCGCCCATGATCAACCGATGTATACACAGAACGGCCACCAACACAGTATTCAGACCGGCACACATACATGCTTTTTCTGTCATCCCACTTGAACTTGCGGCACACCTTGCACGCCGGTGGCCCGTCCACCTTATCCAACGGCACCGCTTCACCCGTCACCTTTGCCCACAACCTGCCAACCTTCCCCGGCAAACCCGACACCCACCCGATTGCACGCAGCAACACGAACCGCACCCAACGGGCTGCACGATAGTGCCAGCCGCGTGGCGTTTGCTTTTTATAATCCCACCACCCGCGCACCCATCGGGCCACAACGTTTTGATCGGCAATGATTCCGTGCCCAACAGGGAAGAATGCATGCATTCCCTTCACATTCCCCGCACCACACCGCTGGCAAATCCGCGCCGGATACATTAAATAATTATCTTCAGCCACACCGAATATCTGCGGCTGAACCCACATATACTGCCACTCATGCCGGGTGTAAAAACAGGCCATCTTGTTCAACACCCGTGCCCGCATGCGCATCCATCGTGTTTCAACAATCGCCACGGACTGTTCCGGGTGTCGCACCGCATCAACAGTTCTTAATGGTTCCCATTCTTCAGGATCTTGCCCATGATACCCACACCGGCTGCACCGATCACCAATCTTTGTAATGAATTCACCATCCGCAGCGATGAACCACACCGCACGCGGATCATGCCCGAACACCGCGCACACGAACATGCACCACCACCGTTTAATCTTGCTCATTTCTTGCCCCGTTTCTTCAGCAGTCCTGTTGGTTCCAACGCCCCCGCTGCAATCACAGACCCGTCACGTGCTTCCACGTCAACCGGCACGGCTGCGCTTTCAAATATATGTTGCAGTGCTTCAACCCCTGCACCCAAAATCCCTGTCAGATATTCTTCCCACGTGATCTGCCCCGTGGCCAAGCCCACCATCACCGGATCTTGTGCAACGTCTTCCGGTGAATCTTCCCACGGGGTGCCATCCAAGGAATTGCGTTCCTGCCACCGTGTGAATTCAAGCCGCACAGCCTTCAACAATTCCCTGTATCCACGGTTGACACCGGCAACACCGGCACCATGCTCATACGTTTCAAGGGCAGCATGCGCCAACACATCATTGGCACCCAACACGAACCATGGCCAGTCAGGCACGGTGCCATCCATTCGAGTAACCAAATACTTGCCCAATTTTTTCTGCGGCCCGTGTGCTGCTGATTTTTCAGACTCCCACTTGTGCCGCACGCCTGCCTTCAACGCAGCCTGCACCGGAACGCGCAGGTTGGTTGGTACATCTGCCAACAATTCCTGCAACGCTTCCACATCCCGTTCATCAATGTACACTCTGATTTTTGTCATGTTCACCCCTTCACGCTTGCTGCTTGCAACTGAAAAAAACGATGCCCCGCAACACAACATCCTGCCTGTGAAGGCTGAACGGTGCCACGGGGCATACGGGGTGCGGGTACTCCCACCAATGGGGTGGATCGGTGGGGCAGCAGTTGGTTTTTACGCGGGCAGCGCAAGGCAACCAACCTTCTTTCAAGCAAGCACAGTGTAAACCCCAACCGCTGCACAGTCAACCTTTCCATCCCCATTATTCATCACCCGCACTTAGCTGCACAGCCCTTTTGAAAGCCTGCACACAGCCCACAATTTTGGATACCCACAATTGTATTTCTTCACCAATCAAGAATGCTTCATGCTCTGTCTTCAGCCCGTCGCACGCATCCACGCACCGGGCCAAACTGCCCTGCATGCCAACAAGTTCTGCCCGCAGTGATTCGTGGTGTGCAGCCACATCAACCGGGTGCCGCATCACGTTCCGCACACCATCACCCTGCACCTGCTCCGTGTCCACCACCTGCACCACCACGTCTTCCTGATCCTGCCCTTGATTGGCCATCAGGGCCAGCCCGCCTTGCTCCGTGACTCCCCACACCCGGACATCATGCACGCTGTTCGCCACGATAAGCCACCCAACCATCACGCACCGGGCCAACGCTGATTCAACCTGATCCCACGACACCCCAACCCCAACTTGCTGGAAGTTGTCTTGCAACGCGGATTCCCCAACACTGCCGCTTTCATGCGCAACACCACAGAACCATTCCAAAACTTTTATATTTGTCAGATCCATTTTCCACCTGTGATTTTCGACACAACCCAAACCGCTGCCCGCAGAACAACCAAGCACACACCGAACAGCACCTTGTTCCGCCATCCACGCAATATGTACATTGCTCGATCCCACGCAGCAGGCCACACACAGAACGATTAAAACAACAACACACAACACACATCACACACATTTCAAATTAAAATGGCTTAAATCGTAAAATTCTAATTGCACGGGCTTCTGATTTTTTGACGCATCGGGGGTTATCTAATCTTTCCATTGTTCACTTCAAGCCGCCAAGCCCGCAACAAGAATAAACCATCCAAGGGG